CAGCGTACTCAGCAGGGCTGAGACTTTTAATCGCAGCACTAGGAAGGTATCGCTCGCCCGTGTCAGAAGATTTTTTACCACTTTTGGTTCTCCATTTTTGGTCGCCCCAATCCTTCAATGATTTTTGAGGCGCTTTCAATCTCGGTAGCCCCCACCTGCCGCCTTGTACTTCTTGGCAACAAGTTGTGCTTTACGTGCTGACCATTGACCTGCGCCAGTGCCCTGCGTAGCCGCGGCTTTTACCTGAGACACAATCTTCTTGCGAAGACTGGGCTTGGTGTAATTGCCTGCTTCATTAACTTTACCACCGTCTTTGTACTGGGTAAAGTCAGTGTCATCACGGCGAGCTTTACGCTTACCGGTAGGCATTTTAGAGGGAGCCATAGCTCCCATCCCGCGGCTGGCCATCATGGTTTTAGCAGGCTTTACCGCCGTAAGCCATCTTCTTGGTCATGCCACCTTTTTTCATGCCCAAAGGAGTGCTGCCCTTCATGGAAACCATAGTGCCTTTGGTCTTGCCTTTAGAAGCAATACCGTCACGGCTAGGAGCCGCTGTACGCACTGAACCCATTTTGGCAGTAGTGATGCCGTTGCCTGAACTTTTAGCCATGATATCTCCACCTTTAGAAAATTTGCGGCCCTTGTCCGCAGTTGTAAAATCTTTACCCACAGATTGTGGGACTCCTACTTTCTTAGCAAACGCTGGACTGTTTGCCACCGCAGCCATGAAATTGTGCTGTTTTTTGCTTGTGCTAGGCATGTCAAACCTTGATGATCCAGCCCTTGCCAAACACAAAACCGACAACAATCAGGCCAATCCAAATCAGTGCTTTTTCTACAACGGTTTTACCAACCATTTTGTAGAACTCGCCAGACATTTCTTCAATGGCCATTTTTGCCGCTGCTTTAGCAATAGCTTCTTCGCGTTCGGTCAGTGTAATGTCAGTCATATCAGCAATTCCAAGCCCGAAGGCTTTTGTTGATTCTGGAGTTCGGGTCTTTCTTGGCCTTCTCTCCGGTCAGCTTCTTCTTCATGCCTTCCATGCGGGCGCAAAAAGAGTCGCGGCGTTTGCCGCCCTCGGGCTGTGGAGCCTTCAGGCCCGGCTTGCCGGGGTTTGCCTTGTTGTACGAGGCCCGTCCCTTGGCGTTCAAGCCGCCCTTCTCGGACTTCCCCTCTTTGCGTTGCCATGCTGGAGATTTAGCCATAAAAAATTGTCACCGCGTCAGCGTTGCCTGTATCACAATAAATACCGTTTACTGCGCGGATACCTTCAGCCGGAATCACAACGGTGTGTGCACCAGCGGCGGTTACGCCCACTCTAAGTAAGACTGTGCCAGAAGCGGCAGATGCGTTGTCATAGAAAGTAACAGGGGTTGCACCGCCCGTACCCACAGACACGTACGCACCCTTGAGACGGACAGGGTATGCAACCAAGGCTGCATCTGCCGCTGTGTATGCACTCTTTACGTCATACTGCATTGTCATAATCAAGCTCCTTTAAAAACGGGGCCGGAGCCCCATGGGTTGATTAAGCGGAAACAGCGCCATTCAGAGCAACAATAGCCCAACCAGCAGCGGTGTAGATCAGCATGGCAGACTCACCAACGCCAGTAAAAGTAATGGTCGAGAAACCAATCTTAGTTGTAGGGGTCAAAACAGCAGAGCCGCCATCTACAACGTGGGTAATGATCTTGATTTCGCCAGCAGTGCCGTTAGCCAAAGTCAAAGCTTGTGCCGCGCCTGTGGTTGTCAAAGCAGTGAAAGCGCTAGTAATGTTGACTGCGCCAGCGCCAGACAAAGACTGAACGCCTAGAACAACGTCAGTACCAAAAGAAGAATTGACAGTGACAGCGCCGGTGGTGCTGTTTACAGTGACTGATTGAAAGCCGTTCTGCGAGCGAACTGGGCCGTTAAACGTGGTATTTGCCATGATTTTTCCTTACATGCAAGTGGGGGTGCTCTGTCTGCATGTCGTCAGCCGGGACTGTCAGAACACCGGATAAGCCCGGATTAAAAGCAATATACACCAAATAAAAAACAGATGCAACAAATAAAAAAGCCACCCGAAGGTGGCTTTTCTACGGCTAGGAACCCCCAACCCTTTTACAAACGCATTAAGCGCCTGCAGAACCCCACATACCGAGGGGATCAGACCAGCCGAAGCTATAACGCTCACGAGCCTTGTAACGAACGTTTCCAGTGTCGAAATCACCGTCCATTGAGTTAGCCAAAGGCATACGCTCAAAGTGCTTCATGCCGTTTGGCACGTCGGTAATCAAATACCAGCCGTTGCTGTCGGTCAAGAAGTGGTTAACGGTGTAACCTTCTGGGATTGCGCCCATCTGCTTCAACGCGTTGATGTCGTTGTCAGCAGTAGAAACACGCAGTTCAGTGTCAAGCAAACGCTTGGCAACGAACATCAGTGCTGGAGGAATCACCATCTTACGGGGCTTGGCGGCGATCAACAGACCGCGCTCATCAGTCCATGCGGCGATTTGAATCACAGCATTTTCCAAAGAGGTTTCGTTCAAGTCAACACCAGTAGTTGGGCTGTTGAAGTTCACACCACCGTTAACGAGTGGGTGACCAACGCGAGCGCTAGAAGAGTTCACACCGAACAAGGATACGCCGTCACCGCCAAGGTAGCTGCCGCTGAAACCGTTGTTGATAACGGAAGCAGCTTTAACTTGCTTGGTGTAAGACATGGCACGGGCCAAAGCCTTGGTGTAACGTGCAGACAAGGAGTCATACAAGTTATCTTCCACAGCTTCTTCAGTGATACTGAAGCCCAGAGCGATAGTCTCGTGGTTGTAACGTGCGGTGAAGGCTTCCTGTGCGTTGTCATACGCAATTGAAGAACCCTCGTTCTTGACGGGAGCAGAACCAAAGCCAGCCAGCTTTGTCTCTTCTTCGAAGCTACGCTCAGATTTCTCTGTTTCGTAGATTTCTTTGTGCTCTTCGCCGTAGCGTGCGTATTCCATGCCGAACAAAGCGTTCAGGCCGGGGAGCAACTCTTTAAGTAGTTGTGCGCGTGAAATTGCCATGGTAGTTTACTCCTTACAGGCCAACGTTGTTTAAGTACGAATGGGCACTGGGATTGAATTTAACAAACACATCAGTATACGCATCGCCAATTTCTGAGAAGCCTTCCAGTTCAACAAAACCAACAATACGGAAAGCCGCGGCAGTGGTTACCACGGTTGATTCCAAAGCGCTGGTTGAGTTGCCTGTGGTAGTCGACCCAGTTGAAGTGCTCTGTACAGCGGCAAAGAAGGTGTTAGTGCCCAAAGCAGATTGAGCGGCAGAACCGTCAAGCTGTGCTTGGAAGGTAACAAACGGGTCAGTGATGACCTTGGCTGTTACTACACCGGTTGTGCCGGAAGGATAGTACTGAGAGTTAATCACTTGACCTTGTGCATTGACATATTCGCAGCCGACGAAAACGCCGATTGCACCTACGCCGTTGCCGCCAAGGTTGTTAGTCGTAATGTCGGCACCAGTGGCGGTAGAGATGGCTAGATAGCCGTCCGAACCAATGATGACTACTTGACCGTAGAAAATGTTGGTGGCTTCGCCAGCAGGATCAATCAGAAAAGTCTGAGTTGCACCTGCGTAGGGCATGCCATCAACGCGGTTTACGGGGCGAAGCCCGTAGGGAGAAGCGGTAGATGCCATTTAAGGACTCCTAAGTTATTTAGAACCAGAACCAAACCCACCACGCGTTGAAGACGACTTGCGTTCGGCAAACAACGGCATGCGTGAGTCATTTTGTCGCATGAAGCTATTGTCTACTGACTCCATCTGGTTTTGAGCTTGCTGGTTATAGTACTCATCTCGGGCTTCCGCTTTTTCTCTGGCTATCTTGCAAAGCATGAGGCCACCGATTTCCACGTTCCCAGATTTTTCATTACCCATCATCATCAATTCCGGATGGTCAGCTGCCTTCACCGGCTCCCAACCTTCACGCATTCTGCGTGATACATTGGTCACTTCCGACTGTCCCAGCACATGAGTCGCTACCCAGCGATACACGTAGCCCGGTTCAGGCGTTGGATCAGGCAAGTTTGTCGGCGGTACGTATACAGCACGAGCAGATTTTTCGCGTGACACCAAGTCACGATTTGTACGGTTTTCAGCCATTCGATTTCTCCATTTTTACCAATTCAGCAGCATATTGCTGCGGGGTTAAGCCAAACTTTTTTGCCAACGAAACTTGCGTTGGGCTTAGTTGGACTCTTTTTGCGCCTGTCGAACGAGTCGCAGAGGCAACAACCGTGGAAGGCTTTCTGGAGCCATCGCCGGACTTCGGCCTGCTTTGTCCACCAAAAACATCAGGGAACGTAGCTTTCATGCGAGCATCAATGCGCTCGAAATATTCGTCAGAGCGGGGGTCTATTCCCGAGTTCACTAGTTTTTGATGCAGCCCTAGTGAAAAGCTGGTGAGTTCCTCGTACCCGGGTGATCCAAACCACTGGTTTCTTGCCTGCCAGCGCAGTGTTTTGTCATCCGGTTGGACTTGTTCGGGTACTTGTTGACTAGTTTGTACAACATCAGAATCGATTTGTAAAGGGGTTGGCTTGAAATTTTTTGCGGCTGTTGCACGCATCTTTGCATCGGCCAACTCTTCTTGAGCAGCAATGATTGCATCGGTGTCAAACGCTTCGTGTGCTTCCTTGAGCTTTTTACGAGCCATGTTTAGCTCTGCTTCGGTTGCACTTTGAATCGTGACAGCGTACTGCTGCTCACCATTGTTCACGTATTGCTTGAGCTTGTTGTTCTCGGCCAACAGGTGTTGGGCCATTCTTTCAAGCTCTTGCTTTTCGCGCATCGTAGCTTCTTTGATACGGCGCTCATCGTGACGGGCATGAGTGAGTTCCTTGATGCGCTTTTTAACGCCCTCAGAGTAATTCTCAATTTCGTCATCGGTTGGATCGGCAACTTCACGATCCAGTGGCTTGCGGCCACGGTCACGTTCGGGTGTGTCGTCTACGATCTCTATTTCGACATCAGCTTCAGACTCTTCCGCGGGTGCGGGGTTGTCCTCAATTTCGTCGGGGAACTTGTATTGTTCAGCCATTTTCTTCCTTTCAAGCGCGGGTTAAACCGCGGGGGTCTTGCACAACAGCATCAATTTGGTCATCATTGATGAGACGGAACTCCTTGCCAAAGATTTTGAATCTTGTGCCGGAGTAAGTACGCACTAACACAAAGTCGCCTTCTTTACACCATGCACCTGTGGGGAACTTGGCGGTGTCTTTGTACGCATCGGGGCCTACACGCAATACAAACAGCACCGTGGTGGCGTGTTCTTCTTGACGCATAGTGACTGTATCTCTCACGAGATCAAGGGATGTACCTGCAATCTTTGCTTCAACTTCAGGCACTACGCAAAGCAACTTCCAACCTGTGGGGGTTGGCAGTGCACCTGCTTTGGTTTCCTCGGTATCGTCTTCTTCTGGCATCTCAACGGGTTGGATACTTTTAGGCAAGACAATGCCCGGTGGCAAAATGAGTTCACTCATCTGATTGTTCAACTTTCTGTAGCAGGTCAAGGAGATAACGCTCTGCAAGGGCTAGACCCGAAATAATCCCGCAGAGTTTTTGGTAATCATCAAATGATCGACATGATCCTGCAGCCAAGTCATCTGCATAGTTGTTCATGTCAGTGCGTATTTTGTCGCGCAATACGGATGCGAATTCTTGAATCATTTGGGTTCCTTGTTATTGGATGTGCTTTGCAAAGCAGTTGTGCGGGCTTGCAAATCCAGTTCTTTCTGACGCTTAGAAATTTCAGAGCCTAGCTTCACGCCTGCAAACTCTTGGTCAAACTGTTGTTTGGCCTTGCTCTCGTTGATCTGCGCACCGATGCGCATACCTTCAAGTTCTTTGTCACTGCGCATCTTCTCCGTGTCCAACTCCAGCTTGTCAGACTTAGCCGTGATGTCAGCCACCATCTTCTGGGCATCAAGCTGTGCGGCTTGCTGTTTAAGTTGGAAGTCTTGCTGCATCTTCTGCGTTTCCATTTGCAAGCGTTGTTGATCCATTTGAATCTTGGCTTGAATTTCCTGTTGCTTGAGTTGCAACTCGGCTTGCTGCATCTGGATGAGCGGGTCTTGCGCTTGCTGTTGTGCTTGCTGTTGTGCCGCTTGTGCTTGGTTCTGTTGCAACATCTGCTGTGCGGCCTGCGCCATCATGCCGGCCATTGCGTTGGCAATCTCTGTTGGCAGCTGCTCGTCTTCTTTTGGAATCGACATGCCAAGTTGTTTTTCCAACTGCAACTTGTACTGGAACCCAACGTGCTCTGCGATGTGTGCAGTCAGCGCCGCTTGAATCTGAGGAGCCTTGGGGTTCTGGCCAATCAACTGCATGACTGTTGGGTCTTGCATCATGCTGGTGTGAACAGCAATGTGCGCTGTGTGGTCTTGCTCCACAAACGCTTGGATTGGCTCGCTCTTGAGCACAGCCATGTTCTCTGCCACGGGGTCTTTGGGTTTCTGATCGTCTGGCAAAGGCACAAGCTTGTCTGCGTTTTTGATGCCAAGCACCTCAAGCATGTTGCGGTGCAACTGCGGTAAGTCGTAAATGTCTGGAGCCATCTGCGCCATCTGGATGACAGCTTGGTACTGCACCACACGCTGGCTCATGGTGGCCGCATTGGGATCAGACACAGGAATAACTGCTACGAGTGCGTAGTCAGCTTTCTTGGCTTTGGGGCCGTCGTCGCCTTCTGGCTCGTATGTGTACGAGTCATCTGTGTAGTCACGGATGATGTCACGAAGCAGTTGCAACTCTTGCTTCAACGCGTAGTGCACACGGGCTTGAACCGCCGTCATCACTTTAAGCTGGCGCTCAAGGAGGGCTAGAGTTGTGCCCACGGGAGCTTGCGCAGACATGTCAGACACTTTCATGTCTGCAGTTGCGGCAAACCTGCGGCCTTCGTCTACGATCTTATCGAGCAAGCTGGCCAACACGGCAGACGGCTCTTTGTACGGCAGGGGCAGGATGCTGTCACGGATCGTGCCAGAGCCAATGTCTACGTCACGGAACTCTCCCGGTGCGATCGGGGTGTCGTCTCCCTTGATGCGCAAGCCTCTGGATTTAAGACCACCGGGCAAGTTGGACAGCGTGCCTGCATCGATGAGCTGGCGCATGATGCTGGTAGCGGATTTAGCAAAGCCCCCGATAAGATGGAACAGCCCGAAGCCATAAGCTCCAAAACCCGGAATATATTGGTAGTGCACGAAGTGCTGGCGCTTGAGTTTAAGTGGGTCATCTTCTTCCCAGTTACGGCGAATGGCCAAAACATCGTTTGTGCCGCGGATGATGGTCACCACATACGGCAGTGCAATGCCTGTAGGTTCTCCGTCTTCCTCATCCTCAAAGCCTTTGATGTCCAAGTCCACATGGCACTCAAGCAAAGTGAAGCGGTCATCGTTCAGATCACTAAAGCCTGTTTCTTTGTCCTTGGCTTTCTGAATGTCACCCACAACCTTGTCTGGCTCACCCAGATCAACTTCGCAGTAAAAGCCCGCTTGCTGGAGTTTCAAAATCTCATTCTTGGTCTTGCGCATGACGTGCGTGACGCGGTAGCAAGTCTGAATGTCTGATGTGCCGTAGGGCAAGATCATGTCTTCTGCTGGAATAAAAATAGACACTTGACGGCCCAAAGAGGGGTCGTAGTACACCTTCTTGAACGCAGAGCCGGTAGCAGGCAGTGACCACAACATGCGCTCATGCTCAGGACGGAACTCCACCATCTTCTCGGTCAACTGGTAGTTCATATCAGCTTCTACGCGAACAGCAGCTTCTTGTTTCTGCGGTGTCTCTTTACCAAGGATTTTGGTACGCACAGGGCCTTGCGCTGGGAATGTCTCGGTGATGGTCTCAGACTGGAAGCGCACAACGGCTTCTGTAATCATCGGGTGAAACACGCCAGACGCGCCGTTCCAAGGCTCTGTTCTTTCTTCCATCTGCAAACCCAAAAGCTTCAAACCTTCGGTGTATGCTTTCTCCCAATCCTTGCGGGAGTTCTTGTCTTGGTCAATGTCCCCCGCCAAGTCACTGGCCAGCGTTGCCAAGGCGCTCTCGTCCATGTACTCAGCAAGGTTAACGTCAAAGTCTTCAGCAGAGGGCTCACCCGGCTCAATCTCAATCTCCATGCCGTCTATACCAATCTTGACAGCTTCAGGATCAACGATCTCAATCTCAATGGCAGACTCGTCCTGCGCCAGTTCTTCAAGTCCTTTTGGCTGTTGGTACAGCGCTTTGTCAATGTTCGTTGCCATGTGTGTTCCTAATAGTATGCGTACGACTTGCGGCGGAAGAGGTCAGGGTCATCCTTCGCATCCGTGTTCAAAGTGATAAAGCCGCCTTGCCTAAAGCGTAGCAGCGCCTGTGTGGTCGTGTCCACGAAGTCATCGTGCTCCCCAACTGGGAAAGCCGCCATCTCTTCGATCACTTCTCGTGCCCATCGTGTGTCTGGTGCCCAGACCATGCCAGAGGCAAACAAATCAGCCACTGCGTTTAATCGTACCATCTTGTCGTTGCCACGGCTAGGGTTTGTTTCCTGCACAGGGATGTCCATAGCCCGCAACTCTTGGATCAGCGGCGCACCAGCGGCCTTCTTCTCCACGATAAACGCGTCTGGCTCCCACTCCTTGTAGTGCTTAAGCGCTGTGGCCTTCAGGTCGGGGAACGTCATGCGGTCTTTGAACGCATCCAAGAGAATAATCTGCGCCGCGTCCTTCTCTTCTTCGTTGAAGAACACGCCCCATGTGGTGCAGGCTGAATAGTCTGAGTTGTTCTTGGTCTCAAACGCCGTATCCCATGACTGAATGACGTAGTCGCACTGCGGCGGGTCTTCGTGCTCCCATATCCGCCACATCTTGCGCCCAACGATGGCTGAATTCTCAGAAGTTGGCTGCTGCATGTACTGCGCGTTCCAATACCTAGGCTCAATGGACGCTTTTGTAGCTTTAAGCGCAGTCAGTGGCCATTGCTCTGGCCACAACGACTTCTCGTCCTCGGTGTCTTCGTGCAATATGGCCGGAAGCTCCACGATTTCCCATGGAATGGCTTCTGGGTTGCGTGCTTGGTAGTCAATCAAGCGCCCAGTGAGGTCTAACAACGACCATCTGGTCATAATCACAATGATCGCACCCCCCGGCATCAAGCGCTGCAAAGGGCCAGTCTGGAACCAAGACCACGCAGTGTCAAACGCAAGGCGGCTGTTGGCTTTTACATCTTGTTCAGAGTGTGGGTCATCAATAACGAACAGATCAGCACCACGACCGGCCAGTGCACCACCCACACCAGCAGCATAATACTGACCGCCAGCTGATGTAGACCATTTACCGGCAGCTTTTTGGTCGTCAGCCACCATTGTTTGAGGAAAAACTTCACGGTACTCCTCCGACTCAATCAGATTACGCACCCTACGGCCAAAGTCCTCAGACAGACCAGCGGTGTGGGTGCCCATGATGATCTTCTTATTTGGGTACTTGCCCAAAAAGTATGCAGGGAACAGGTATGAGGAGAACTCAGACTTACCCATACGCGGCGCAATGTTGATAATCACGCGCTTTTTCTTACCCTCGACCACATCTGTGAATATTTTGGCCAGTTTCCTGTGGTGCGGCCCAATCTTAAAGCCCGGATAGACGCTTTGAGCAAACCCCAGCATGTTTGTTTTGGCCGCTTGCAAACTGGCGCGGGCTTCTCGCATCTCCAAATCTTGGAAGAGCTCCATCTTTTCCTGCAGTGTCATGTGCGGAAGCGCCTTGGCCATGGCCTCGAGCTCCAGTTTGCTGAGCGTTGTGAACTTCTCAGTCTTCATCTGCATCTTTCACGGCTTCTTCAGACACATCTACCACATCAATCACGCCCATGAACCTATTGAGCTTGTCCTTAATGCGGTTTTCAAGCTCTATGTCCGACATCTCAGTCTTCTTGACCTCAACACGCTCAGTGAACAGCGCCACTTCCGTAACCTTACCTAGCATGTCTAGCGCCTTGAGCCGGATGCGGGCGTCGGGATGGTCTACTTCCTCAAGGATCTTAGCCACGGCAAACCCGCGCAGTTCTTTAGCCTGCTCCACAAACGCCCAGTCGTAGGCTGTGAGCATCCCCACTAGGTGCTGGACTGCCGCTGGCGCTTTAATGTTAGCAAGTGCTTGCTGTGTATTCTGTGGTGGCTGGCCTGTGACAAGAGAAGCAAACGATTGACGCGCTGCTTGGGCGTCTGCCTTGGACTCTGCCGCTTCGTCGTCTAGTTCCAAGTCCTTGAGCCACTCTGCTGTCTTGACTTGTGCGTCAATGATGGTTGCAGGCTCGGCCTTATCAAGCGGCAAAAGCGTAGCCGCAGTCATGTCGACCACGTCTGGGTGAAATTCGCCGTGAATAAGATGTTCTAGCATTGCGTAGGGTCGGCACTGGCGGGTGCTTGTGGCCTCGTTGGTGTTAGTGTACACTTCTTTTCGGCAACAGTGCAAGTCTTCTTTTGTTGAATTGTTCAGTTGCTTCTCCTTGAGGGAAACCTCCTTGCGCCCCGGATCGAAAGGTTCGGGGCTCTTTTTTATTGGGCATGTCAAACCTTGGACAAGAGTCTTTGAAAATTTTTATAGTGGGGTGGGGGGTGGCGTTTTGGCGTTGGGGGAAAATGAGGTTTTGAAAAATTGGATTTGCGGGTGAGAAACAGTGTTTATAGACGTAAACGCCTACACCCTTTTTAGGGGGCATGGGGGTAGGGTGGGGTTCTTTCGTTCGCATTTGTAGCCCTGAAAGCAGAATAAAGTACCCATTTGGTAATATTGAGGCATCGGTTGGGACAAGCCCTGCCGATTCGGGGAGACTTTCTCCCCGACATTACAACTTAGTCAACTCAAGGAGATCATCATGACTAAAGCAAAAGCAACAACCTACACCTACGAACAGTTTGCGGAGGGTTGCGGTAAGAACGATGCGTCTGTGCTAAATGCAAGCGACACATATCACACACAGTATGTGGCACTCGAAGCAGAGCACAAAGCAGATTGGGAGCAACGCTATGTGACGCACTACATGGTTGGCTACACAGCCGTTCGCAAAGAGATCAAGCCCATGACGCTTGCTCAGGCAACCAAAGCCTACGGCAAGAAACGCACAGAGCGCACCAGAACTGAGGAGCTTGCCGTCAATGCAGGCAAGGCGAAGTTCCGCTACCACATCAGTCGCCCTGAGAAATCAGACGGCAAGAAACCTACAGTCGCTGTACCCAAGCAACTGGTGAGCAACATCGTCAGCGAGATTATTGACGCAGGCTTGACCAAGGCACAGTTCGATGCCTTGCTTGCTCAGTTGCGTGACTCTGTGTCCTTTCAATAATCTTGGGGAGACTTTCTCCCCGTTTCTGTCAGATCACCGCAAGAGCCAAGCCCTTGCGGTGTTTCATTCTTTGTCCAATCAATAATCTCAAGGAGATCATCATGCACTCAGTAATCCTTCGCGACAGCGGTTTTGACCGCACATACAAGGCAGACAACTACATTGACGCCTTAGTTCTTTTCAGCACTTTGTCAAAGCACTTCACAGTCGTAGAACTGTGGCAAGGCGCAACACTCATCACCAAGCACGACAACACTTAAGGAGATCATCATGTCCCTCAAACAACACACCCTCGACACACGGGATGCCAAGCGAATCCTTCACGAGTTACACAACGCCATCCGTTGTGTACAAGCACACCTGTTGCCCACACTTGCCAAGGCATTGGCTAATGACTACCGCATCCCACAAAAGGTAATGCTCAAAGCCATGAGCCGTTACGCCCGTCTTCACCACAGCAACTAAGGAGATCATCATGCGTAACCTCATTCAGCCCGTCACAAAAGAAGTCGGCATCGTCACCATCAGAGGGCGTGACTACCATATGCAGACAATCATCTATGGCACGAACCATCAGGTTCATGTGTTCGTCAAAGGTGCGCTACATCTGCGTGGTCTTGTGTTCGAAACGCAGCAAGCGTATGACCAATGGAAGAATGGTATGCACCAACTCGACCTGCCTTTTGGGGAGAAAGTCTCCCCATCTGCACTATAGTGCGAGATTATTGAGTCAAAAAACCAGTCACGGCCAAATGTCCAACACTACAACCCCCGAACTAAGTTTGGTGTAACCCCGCAACCCGCATGAACACTAGCGTTCCGCAAAAACTGTCCTATCTATCTATCTATAATATATATAAATATATATAGAGATGTATGTATCAGGGGGTGAGCATTTCCGCTTTCTCAAAGACTTTCTTTTTTTGGTTGGCGTTAGCTTCCCAGAAATTACATAGATACATCGGACAGTTTTCGTGCTAAGCTAGCATTGGTGCGGCTTCAGAGCCTACACCAAACTTAGTCTACGCCCTGTAGTGTTGGACATTTGGCCGCCTCTCAATTTCGGAGTCAATAATCTCATGTACGAAACATACCTCAAACTCACACCCAACGCCCTTCACAACCGCCTGACTGAGCGCAAACTACACCCCGCAGAGATCGAGCGCATCAAACAAGAGGTCGCTGACCTCAAAGAAACGCTTCGAGTCTCCCGTATCACACGCACCCAGCGCAAGGCAGAGTGGGACAAAGTACTGCAACCCCTGCGCTACGAAATCAATAATGCCAAGGTCGGCATGAGATACGGCGGGGAGAAAGTCTCCCCAGAAAGAACGCTAGCGTTCGGTGAATACATCCGCATCATGGAAAAACTTGTAGCCATGCTAGACGCACCATACAAAGCGTTAGATCACACGCCCATACAGATAGCCCGTGACAAGGGACTGCCCAACGATGGCGAGCATTGGACTGACTGGATACCTGCAAGGGTCAAGGACAAGGTGACTCTACTCTTCAACGAAGTTCCAGTAACCCCAAGGGGCAAACGCAAGACGCCATTCCAACGCACCATGCTGCCCCATCAGCACGAGACAGCCAAGGTGAGATTATTGACCAAGACAAGGAAAGAGATGGAAACGCTAGAACGGCAGATAGCCATCAACGCCACAGACCAACGCACAGCCAAACTCAGGCGAATCAAGCAAGCCATCAAGATTATTGAAGCGCTTGATAAGAACGAAGCTGTGCCTGCCACATGGACAAAACTCTCTTTAGGGGAGGACTGACTACTATCATCAACTATCAACATTTCTTTTGGGGAGACTTTCTCCCCAAGGGAATTCCCTGTGCGTGGCGCTTGGGCAATGCCGCACACCATCCGCAACCTGCCTATTTCAAGGAGAAACAAAATGACGACAAGAAAAGAAATGATCTTGGCGCTGACCAAGAACGAGCTTGTGTTTGCTATCGAGAACCCTGACAAGCTAAACGATGTAGTGCAGTTCTTCGCCAATGGCGGGTTCAGCACATACAAGCCCGACCACTTAAACCAACAGTATGTATTGCAAATCAAAGAGGAGAATCAAAATGAAGAAAGCTAAACACCAAACCAACGCCGAGCTTATCAACGGGCTTATGTCCTACAGCAAGCAAGGCGTACTCATGCAGGCGTTCCTCATCGAGGCTATCGCCAAGTACTCAGAACAAACCAAAGTCTCACCGCCTTGGTCAACGGATAACACATTCATCAGCGAAGCCGCATGGCGTGCGTGTGCTGACGAGGCATTGGAAGCAATCAACAACAGGAGCAAATAATGAGAGCAGAAGAAATTAAAGACCTACCAGCAGGGTCTATTGTGCGTATCAACTCAGTAGATTGGATACGCATGGGCGATTCGGGACATTCAGAGGGGTTGAACGGATACATCTTTAACCCCAATGATGGGGACTGGATGAGTTGGGCACACCTGTGTCTTTCAGATGATGAAGTTGAATTAGTAAGAAAAGGAGAAGCCAAATGAAAGTAGTTCTATTGCAAGTCCACGGCATAGCCCGTCCACCATTCAGCAATGCGTTCAGCGCTCGCTGTTTGGTTATGCCAACCGAGTTGTCCGACTCAATGTGTGACGACATCCTGCGCTTATACGATGACATCTCGTATGTCATAAGTTCAGGCGATCCAATCGTGGGTGAGCACAACACATTCGAGATCCACTCATACGATGTACTAGAAGAAATGGAGGTGCCTGCGGTCTGTTGAGATCGTGTTCGTGTGTTAGTCGGGGAGACTTTCTCCCCATCTTTTTATATAACTCAAGGAGAAACATATGTTTCAATTCACTCGCTTTGTTATGGAAGACTTCATTGACTCTTCCAACGCCATCATGTTTGTCGTGTCACTCAACAACCGCTACATGGTGTACAACGCATCTCGTAGGCGCTTGACTGTCAGTGACTCTATGTCAGCAAACTTCAAGTCACCGCTTGATCTGCTTACCAACGACAACCTTGCGCTGTGGACTCGCGTCTCACGCTATCGTGTCAGAGGTGATCTTGCTCATGCACCTCGTGCCATCACATACAAGGAGGCTAGTGATGAGAGCCGTGATCGCTACGATATGCATCAGATGATGCGTAGACTGCTGACACCTAAACTCATGGATGATATGCCACGACTTGCTCGCAGTAGGCTGTCTGTGCGTATCGATCAGGTCGTTGAGGCTTATGCACGCAAGCATGATCCTGTTGCGTATGCTGGTCACACTGATAACCCACACGCTGTGTTCAAGGGCGGTCATCACTTCAGCAATGATGGGTACAACCTCATACGCAGTTCGTTCAAGAACTTCGGGCATCTCGTTGCTCGTGCCAAGGCAGGCGATGAGTCCATCAGCAATGATGAGATACGCACCTCGTTCTTTGACTTATCCAACCGCTACGGCGACTTCAACAGTCACTTGGACAGCGCGTTCAATGCCATCAATGACATGGACATGGGCATCGTGCACTGCGACTGCGGTCACTACGAAGACGAGAACAACACGCACGATGTGCGCCGTGATACTTGGTGTGACTCATGCTTCGAGGATGACGCTGTGTACTGCGAGGACAACGATGAGTACTGGCCTCGTGACGATGCGTACTACAGTGATCGTGACGACTGCTACTACACCTATGATCGTGACGACAGCGACGATGATGAAGACAGCGATGACGACGATAGAGATCAGCCAATCATGTCGTACTCTACCAATGTGCTCAATGTGCTTGACTCCGACTCAGGCATCAGGTCTTCTCACTTCGGGGAGTTCACGATGGGCATCGAGCTTGAGATGACTTCGGGTGACAGCGATACTCACCCAGCCGCTGAGTCTGTGCGTAGCCGTCTCGGTTCCTCATACTGCATCATCAAGAGTGACGGCTCTCTACCGCACAACGGCTTCGAGGTTGTGACCATGCCACACGGCTTGACCAAGCACATCGAGACATTCAAGGCTTGGGACATTGACCCTGCCTATCGTGCATGGAACACGGGCAAGTGCGGTATGCACATCCACATTGACTCTCGTGCCTTCACGCAGTTGACGCTTGGCAAGTTCCTCATGTTCATCAACAGCAACGGCAATGTCGACTTCATTCGTAAGATTGCTGGTCGCCATCCATCTGTCGATGACCAAGCCCGTAGCTACTGCGCCGCTGAGCATCAGTCCATACTTGTCAACCCCAAGCAGGCTGTCAAGAATAAGTCTGGTGAGCGCTATCGCATGGTCAACATGATGAACCTTGGCAAGCGTGAGGCTCTGCGTCTTGGTCTTAGCATGGACAACAGCTACAACGGCAAGTACAACACTGTCGAGCTTCGCATCTTCCGTGCATCACTCAAGAAAGAACGCCTCCTTGCACAGATCGAGTTCACTCATGCCGCTGTCATGTTCTGCCGTGTCGCATCGTGGCGTGATCTCAATGGTGCATCGTTCATCAAGTGGCTTCGTACTGTTGTCGGCCAGTACCCTGCGCTGACCAAGTGGTATGGCGTGCGTCAGATACATACCTCTACGCCAACAGTCATCGCACCTGCTTCAGAGACCTGCGCTGACGCTGTGCCCCCTGCCCCGTGGCAACCTCAGTACACAGAGCACAGGCACAACCATGACTACCCCATGCACATACCCTACGACAGCGAGGCTGAGACCATCAGGACATGGGTAGAGCGCAACAACCTGTACTTCCGCTTCGCTACATACGCAGGCTCTGAGTATGCGTTCTTCCCGTACGGCGACATGGACACCATCGCTGCTGGCGATGTCGTGTATATGCGTGTCAATGAGTTGTGGGTTCTTATGAACGAGTCATTCGCGGCAACTATGGCGCAGTGCTCGTACGAAGTGTCTGCCGATCAACCTGTTTAATTCAACAACAACCAAGCGGGGAGAAACCCCCCCATTCTTTTTCTCAAGGAGTTTATTATGTGTCTCATTATTACTGGCAAGTCTTCCAAAGTTCGTTCAACCCTGCTCGACACGCACGGTTTACTCAGCGACATCTTCACCTCCAACCCTGACGGCATTGGGTTCATGTATGGCACAGCCAAGGGGCTCAAGGTCACCAAGACCTTGCCCAAGAATCTTGGCGATGCTACTGCATTCATTCAGCGCCTGCCTCAAGACGAGCGTGAGATCGCTATTCACTTCCGCTGGACTACACACGGCAAGACCGATATGCTCAACTGCCATCCCTATGATGTGATTCCTGGCTTCATCGCCATGATGCACAACGGCGTACTGCACACGGGCAATGCCGCTGACAAGTCCAAGTCAGATACATGGCACTTCATCAAGGACTACTTGCACAGCGCTGTGTCCTCTGCCCCTGACCTTGTGTACGACAAGGGCTTCGTGTCTATGATGGAGGAGTTCATCGGCAACAATCGCTTCGTGTTCATGAACGGCGAGGGTCGTATGCAGCATGTCAACTTCGATCAAGGTATCGAGCATGACGATATGTGGTTCAGCAATACCTACGCTTGGACTCCATCGCGTCTTATACCCAGCTACAAAAGCACGACTGCGCTCAAGTCGTACAAGTACACGAGTGGCTACGGCAACTACATGGATGACGAGTACGACGAGATGTACGACTACAACGCAAGCTTTGGCATCTATCCACGCAAGGCTAGCGCACACAGCGCCAACTACGACGAGGCGTCTTACGAGTTCCCAGATGCCGATGCTGATGAGGATGGCTTTGTGCGCCCTGAAGCTGATGAGATTGCCAATGCGGTGCTGGAGGCTGATGTGGACAGCATCGAGGTCTGGCTTGACCAGATGCCTGCGTACACGCTGACTACGCTACTGCACTGCTTCCAAGCGTCTGCGCTTAGCTACTCGCATCGTGATGACCTGTGCTTTGCCGAGCAAGGCATATACGATATGCTGGTGGAGGGCGATGCGTCTGGTCTTATCAGTGCCGCGACCAAGTCGTTCCATACAGTCACAGCTATCGCTGAGGTCATCTGCTACTACCTGCAATGGGATGTACGCAAGCCTGCAGTCTTCAAGCCAGTACTACCTGCGCTGTTGACTTGATTCGTAGTGGGGGCTTGCCCCCACATTTTTATAGGAGGATGTATGACTAAGACGGGGTGGCCTCCGCCACTACTGATGCAAGACGATAACCCCCAACTGAGCCAATGGTTTGCAAGCAGACCTGACGCTCTCTATGTTTTAAAAACCAACCAAAGGAGAAAGCAAATGACAGACGCACAACTGCAAATAATTGCCGATGACCTCATCGCCAAGTACAAACACGAGATCGTCAGAGATGGCGACTGGTGGCATGGCACAGATGAGTACTCGTTCAACATCCACTCGCCTGACAACGATGATTGGTTCAATGTCAATGTGTACAAGGTTGATCCAGTTACGGGCATGGACAACTACGAATGGATGATTGATCTGCCCCGTGTGTTAATCAAAGGAGAGAGTAAATGAAAGTAGTAACACAAGAGATCATGCGTGATCTGCAATTCATCGAGGCGGACTTGCGTGACTATGTCAACGACCCCGCTGAGTACCGCATCACATACATCGAGGATGTCTACACGCTTGTGTCGCGTGTACTGAAGGACTTGAACATCGAGCCCCTGCGCAAGGAGGGCGAGCAATGAAACTAGACACACGCATCAACAACGCATACCGCCAATGGTGCAAGCAAACCTTCCCCGATTACAAGGTACAGGACTTCCCCCTCAAGGGGCGTATGTACGAGGTATGGCGTGCGGCTTGGTTCGCATCAATGGATTACATGGACAACAGGAGGATGGCAAATGCTGACTAAATGGGAAAAACTTGAGCGGGTAGTACTTTTGTTATCCGTAATTGTACTTATGCTCGATCTTTTTTATTGGCGACCCTATTGACTTGTGTCCAGCCTTGGACAAAAATATAACCCTCAAGGAGAAATAATGAAAAACACACCTTACGACACGGGCAAGGTCAAGATTGGCTTGCTCTATACACCCCCATCCCCACTACCTACGCCCGAGGAAACTTGGGTGCAGGGCTTGCTGCTTGGTGACAGGCAGGGTATGGATGAGCTTACTCTCACCACAATACAGTCCATCGGACTCATTGCTTTCATCGCCATCGTCATGCTACTTACTGGAGGAACCTCAAATGCCTGACATTCAAACTGCTCTCAAAGCTGCTCTTAGTACCACTCTGCGCGAGTGGGATGATGACGGGGAGGAATCTCCCCAGACCTCTTCTACTATCAGCACTACTATCAACAACTCTGTATCCGCACCTTCTCAAAGACCAATCATGCTTAATCAACACAAAATCACCAACAATGTCTCCCGTGTCACCTTCAACTATGTCAAGGACAACCCCGGCTCTACGCGTCAAGAGATCATCAGAGAGCTTGGGCATCAAGGCTTTGGCAAGGGGTCAATCTCGTCTTTGCTTGCACAGATGCGCAGAAGCAAAATGATCCACGACACCAACGGCCTGTGGTACGCAGATGTGAAAGAGTACGAGCCCATCAAGAACCCTAACTACAAGAAGAAAGAGAAGCCAAAGCCCGAGAAGAAAGCCACGACAGGCATCGGTGCGCTGTTGAAAGCCAAGCTGGAAAACCCGCTTATGCCTGCGCCTAGCCAAGACGCAATGGATGCCGCCGCGTATGCAATGAGTGGGGTTACCGCGTCTGAGCCGTTGTTGCATACAACACAGCGTAAAGCGTTCGTGTCCCTTGTGCGTACGAAGACACCGCACGACATTCTCCAAGACATGACTGTGTACCAAGCGCATGAGTTGTATGTGCACTTGAAGCAGATGTTTGGAGGTTAAGATGCAGGATAAAAATACACCAGCGTTTCCCATGAGCGCACTCGTATACAACTACGACGATAAAGCGCCAGACACAATCGTCAATGAAGGCATGACCCTGCGCGATTACTTTGCGGCTAAGGCTATGCAAGGGATGCTTGCGGCTTGCACAGGTTGGAGTGAAGCGGGAATAGAACGCTTAGCCAAGTGTAGTTACTCAACGGCAGACGCTATGCTGAAAGCGAGGGGAGAATAATGGACGACGATGATACACAAGACTATGTCAGCGCCACAGGCGCGGCATTTGCTCGACAATTCCGTCAGATCGTGCGTAACGAAACGCTTGAAGAAGTGGCGCGTGAGTTTGAGAAAATGCCATTTGGCGACACGAGCGCCAGCTTTGCAGTCTTTGTTAGGAGTATGAAGCGCGATGCCTAGAGCTAAACCACCTGAGCCACTCAAGCACAGATTTTTAAGAATGTCTGACAGGCAGTGGATGATATTCAAACAGCTTGGCGGTGCTGATTGGTTGCGCGTGCTCTTAGACAAGAACGCGCCTATGCCCAAGAAGTACTACGACAATGAGATCGAGCGGATACGCAACCCAGCCGATGCCGCCTTTTTAAACAGAAGGAGAGACGAGAATGACTAAGCCACCCATACCGACAAGCGACCAGCTTGATCTGTTCCATGAGACCACGCGCAAGCATGTACAAACGCTTACAGCCAACGATGTGCAGATAGCGGGCACTCACTACAAGAGCAAAGCCATACAGCCATGGGACTACATTGTTGGAAATAACCTTGGCTACCTTGAAGGAAACATCGTAAAGTATGTGTCCCGCTGGAAAGACAAGGGCGGTGTTGATGACCTACGCAAGGCACGGCACTACTTAGACAAACTAATAGAAACACAGGAGAAGTGACATGACCAAAGACATTGAAGAAACACGCGAACTCAACAACAAGAGAGCGCAAGTAGAAGCCGCAGTAGAAATTCTTAAGTCCGCCATGGGCAAGCAGAAAGTAGACATCGGCATATCTGCGCTCATGAGCTACATGTGTACGCTTGCGTACCACAACGGCTATCCGCTTGACAGGATGCTCGCCTACATTGCAACCCTTTACGAAATGCATGGGAAAAACAATGAAAAAACTTAAACGACAAGACTGGATGACCTTGCGGCTCCTGTACCTCATACTGGCGTCTGACCCAAGCGCGGCTGTGTTGCCTGATGTGGCAAAAACTATAGATTACTACGGGTACAGGAATATGCTGTTTGCGTTCGGCTTGCTCAACAGAGAGCTTGCCAATGACGGCAAAACATTTGCCAACCCCGAAGTCAATCTCACAAGGTATGTCGAACCAAATGGAGACCGCCATGGCTTCGACACCTGAATCAAAAGTAAAAGCGAATGTAAGGAAACTACTTGACACACTCAACATCTACCACTTCATGCCCCCCGCTAATGGCTTTGGCCGAGCGGGTATACCTGACATCATTGGCTGCATGGACGGACACTTCATCGCCATCGAGTGCAAGGCCGGCAAGGGCACAACCACAGCTCTTCAAGACAGGGAACTCAACGCCATCCTCAACCATGGCGGGACTGTGTTCATTGCCCGTGAGCACAACCTTGACGACCTGAAGCTGTTACTCACGGAGCTACGCGATGCTAGAAGCTGATTTCTCAATGACCGAAGCTGAACTTGAGCGCAGAGTACACGCCATGTCAGACGAAGAGCAAGCCCACTTCAAGCTACTGATCCACAAACTGGTGATGTGCTACGGAGAAGGCAAGGCACAAGGCGTGGTCATCATTGGCCGCGCTGAAGATTCAATGGCAGGAGTCGTTACCCTAAACTGTAACGAGATGGAGGCGTCGCAACTCATGTTGGCGGCAAACGATTTTTTCGGCTTTCTAAACCTGTTAGACGCACCACCAAAAGAAAACTTTAACTGAAGGAGAAGCAATGGCAAAACTACCATACACGTACACAATCTGCCCCGACCAAGAGGCGCCCAAACAATTCACCGCCAGTTGTAAAGACATGGGTGAGTTGTTACGGCACAGCCCCAACGGTGATCTGACCATCAACCAAAAGCGCACAGGTGCATGGGACATGTGGTCAGGCAATCACATGGGCTTCATTGAGGAAGCATTGCATGAGATGACAAAGAAGGAGAAACCATGAACAGAGAAGACATCACTCGCATGGCACAAGAGGCAGGGTTTGTTGGCATGGATGGAGATCATGGAGCGCTAAGACGCTTTGCCGCCCTTGTCGCTTCTGCCGAGCGTGAGCGCATTTATGCAGAACAACTTGAACTGCCTGAGCCAAGGTTGACGGGTAAGTTTTCAATCACCGCAGGCAAGTTTAAGTGTACAGGTTGCACAGGTACATGGACAGACCGTGAAGATGCTAAACACCATTCATGCAAGGACTACCAATGACTAAAGAAGAATTACTTGACCATTTAGCGCTTGAGGTATTGAGGGTTTCCCCGCAATCAGCCCGTGATGCTTACCGTGTTGCGGAAGACATGATAGAGCGCAGACAGGAAATCCTGAATAAATGGGCAATGGCTGAGGCTGTTGTATTTGATGGGATTGAAGCCCTTGGGCTGACTGTTAGGTCTGAGCATTGCTTGAAAGCAGAAGAAATTTACACCATCACGCAGTTACTTGGGTGCACCGAGCAACGCCTGCTTAAGACTCCAAATTTAGGACGCAAAAGCTTAAGAGAAATCATTGAGCGTTTAAATGAGCGCGGCTTGAAGTTAAGGGGGCAGTCATGAAATACAACGCAGAACAAGTAGCCTTTATGTTGCATGAGGCCATAGATCAAAATCGTGAGTACAAGTCGTGGCACTGTAGTACTCAGCACCTGATGACCCTTGTTGAGCGGGTCGTTGCCGAGGAGCGTGAGGCGTGTGCCAATACGGCTGGTCTTGCATTACTTGGCGCAGATAAAGCACTAAGTGATCGGGTTTTGAAAGCCATCCGAGCAAGGGGACAAGCATGACTGAACGAGAAGCATTGAAGCTGGCGCTGGAGGCGTTGGAATTGCATTTGACACACCATGAGCATGGTTGTGTTTATCTTGACCCTGCTGTAACCGCCATCAAAGAAGCCTTGGCACAGCCAGAGCAGGAGCCTGTGGCGTGGGCCACGATGCTCGGCAGTTACGCCCATGTGTCTTGGGGTAAAGATCGGCCTGACTATCCGATCCGTTACGAAGTGCCCCTCTACACCACCCCACCACAGCGCAAGCCGCTGACGGATGAGGAGATTTCTCGTTTGTGGTCACAATCATTGGCAGACACTGAAGGCGAGACATACCTACCTTTGAATGAATTTGCCCGAGCCATTGAAGCCAAATTAAGGAGCAAAAACACATGAGCAAACTTAAATCACTGACATTTGATGAGTACAAAGTGGCGGCTACAGAAACCCTTACCGAGGCCATTGACGCCGAGCCGGATGCAGTAATCGTGTTGTTGTTCCATCGTGGGACTGGGCAATTTAAGATCAAATGCTCCAAGATTGAAAACCGACTTGAACTGGTTGGCGCTTTGGAAGAAGCAAAAAATCACATACTTGTAAATGGGTACGCATGAGTGTCCCGTACAACAACGACACCCGCGAAAGCTACGTTGACCGCATGAAGGCAACTTGTTTGGATATGGCTGAAACACACCATGACCTTGGCAACAAACTTTCCATGTGGCAATACTTGTTCACTTGGGTTCAGTGCGAAGAAATTTATGGCGAGCACTGGGATAAATTAAAGGAGAAGAAATGACTGACTGCCCAAACTGCGAACGATACAAAATCAGCGCTTCTATGTGGCGCAATGAGGCATACAAACACGCGGGTACACCACTTCCGTGGGAACCAGAAGAACTACTACGCAAAGAGTACGAGCGCGGCTACGCTGATGCGATGGGTTGGAAAGTACAAAACCATCTTGAGCACCTGCCAACAAACAAGGAGAAGAACACATGACAGACTGGACACCTGAAGAAGACGAAGCTTTCAACATGGTTGAGAAGCAATCTAATCTTGGCAAGCAGATCCTGCGTGACATGGGACAGCCGTATCATTTTGAGAAGCGTGGGTGGGTCAACCTGACCAACGAAGAGATCGGTGAAATCTATCGAGTCGGGTGGGCAAACAACATGGAACTTGCCCGAGCAGTAGAAGCAAAACTTAAGGAGAAGAATGAGTAAACCATACGACACGATCTTGACGATCGACTTCGAGACCTATTGGGACACCAAGATAGGTTACACACTAACAAAAATGACAACTGAGGAGTACATACGCCATGACTTATTTCACGCGTTTGGATGCTGCGTTCATGAGTTCGGATCTGACAGCCCAACTACGTGGGTTAGAGGAGATGGACTACGTGAATACTTTTCTGGAATCGACTGGGGACGAACCGCAGTGCTTGCGCACAACGCACAGTTCGATGTATCCATTATGGAGTGGCGCTACGGTGTATCACCCTGCTTCATCTTCGACACATTATCAATGGCGAGAGCTCTCAGAGGCGTTGAGGTTGGCAACAGTCTCGCCAAACTTGCAATCGATTTTAATCTTCCCGCCAAAGGGACAGCCGTATACAGCACCAATGGTGTGGCCGAGTTGGACGAGGTCATGGAATCTGAGCTATCGGACTATTGCAAACACGACGTATATCTATGCGAAAGAATCTTTGATCGCTTGGTCAAAGGATACCCTGCGAAAGAACTACGGCTTATAGACATGACCCTCAAGATGTACACCCGTGCATGCCTTGAGCTTGACCCCAACATGCTGACCGATGCCATACTAGATGAAAAGGAAAAACGTGAAGCCCTATTACAGAAGCTCGGCGTGGAAGAGACTGCACTGGCGTCGAATCAGCAGTTTGCTGCACTACTTACGAAACTCAATGTGGTTCCGCCAACCAAGACCAGTAAGACGACTGGGAAAGAAACACTTGCACTCGCTAAAAACGATGCCCTATTTCAAGCGTTACTCAACGGTGAACGTGAGGACGTTGCCCTTCTTTGTGAAGCGCGTCTTCGGGTTAAATCTACTACAGAGAGAACCCGCGCACAGCGATTCCTTGAGATCAGCCAGAGAGGTGCGCTCCCTGTTCCGCTTTCTTACTACGGTGCGCAGACGGGTCGTTGGACAGCAAGCAAAGGCTCGGCCATCAACATGCAAAACCTCAAGCGGGGTTCGTTCTTACGCAAAGCAATTATGGCTCCCGCTGGCCACCAACTCGTCGTGGGCGATCTGTCACAGATTGAGCCGCGAGTCCTTGCGTGGCTGGCTGACTATACAGATATGCTTGACATCTTCAGGGCTGGGGGTGACCCTTATGCCGCGTTCGGTGCGCAGATGTTCAACATCCCCAATCTCACCAAAGAGTCCCATCCTGATCTCAGGCAGTCGGCAAAGAGCGCGTTGCTTGGGTGCGGCTATGGACTCGGTTGGGCTGCCTTTGCGTCGCAACTACTTACAGGGTTCCTTGGGGCGCCGCCTCAGCGGTACGACCTTGCCTTTGCAAAGAAACTGGGGGTCACGCAACAAGCCGCAGTAAAGTTCTTGGAATGGGAAGTCAACGCTGAGAAGCTCCAAGCCATACCGCACACCTGTACGACCAAGGAGCTAGTCATCCACTGCCTTGCGGCCAAGGCCATCATCGACAAGTACAGGGCTACAGCTACGCCTGTGGTGGACTTCTGGGATTTGAACACCCAGCTTATCGGTGAGTGCCTGTACAAGGGGCGTGAGTACAAGCACAAGTGCCTGATCTACCGCAAGGGGGAGATTGAACTGCCGTCCGGCATGAAGCTGTTGTATCCTGACCTCAGCATCAGGCGCTACAAAGACGAGAAAACAAATAAAGATCAACTGGAGTGGACATACGGGCCAGATCGTACTAAGATATACGCAGGAAAAATAACCAACAATGTCACGCAGGGCGTAGCGAGATGCGTGATGACTGATGGGATGGTGCGTACTGCGAAGAGATACTTCGTGGCGGGAACAGTACATGACGAACAGATCGTTGTGGTTCCTGACGCTGAAGTTGCAGAAGCTAAGACTTGGGTCTTGGCGCAGATGACTATGGAGCCGCCTTATATGCCGGGCATTCCATTGGACGCTGACGGTGGCGCACACCGTCGTTATGGGTTAGCAAAAAACTAAGGAGAAGCAATGAAGTACAGAAAAAAACCCGTGGTTATTGAAGCCACGCAGTGGTTCAAAGATGGCGACCATCCAGCCGTGTTTATTGGGAAAAAAACTGGTGCGCCACAAATTGAAACGCTTGAAGGAGCGCATTTGGTGAGGCCCGGCGACTGGATCATCACAGGCGTAAAGGGTGAGCACTACCCGTGCAAGCCGGACATCTTTGAGATGACATACGAAAAAATAGAGGAGAAGCAATATTGAAATTACCAACAAAAATAAGAGTCGGTAGGCGCTGGTACAGCGTGGAAGTCATCGAGGCGATGATCGATAAGAACTACATGGGGCGTGTGCACTATGACGCGCAACACATTCGTATCGGTACACGCAACCACACAGGCAAGCCGTTCACAAAGCACGAGGTAGGTGACACCTTTTGGCATGAGCTTACGCATGCAATCTTGCATGACATGGACAGCCCTCTGTATCGTGACGAGCGTTTTGTATCAGCATTTGCAACACGGCTTAACAAAGCCATTAACACAGCGAAGTTCGAATGAAAAAACCAGCATGGTCACACAGCAGTCTCAAGGATTTTGAAGGCTGTCAGCGCAGGTATCACGAGGTCAAGGTCTTGAAGAAGTACCCCTTCCAAGAGACCGAAGCCACGCGGTATGGCAATCAGGTGCATGAGGCGATTGAGAACTACATCAGGGATCAAACGCCTATACCGCCTGAGTACGCACAGTTCCAGCCTGTGGTGGACGCCATGCTCAAGAAGCCCGGAAGAAAGCTAGCAGAGTACGAGATGGCGCTACGCGCTGACCTTACGCCTACTAACTGGAAAGCGCCTGATGTTTGGGTGCGGGGCATCGCTGACATTCTGATCGTTGACGACGAGAACCTTACGGCGTGGGTGGGAGACTGGAAGACTGGCAACAACAAGTACCCTGACAGGGATCAGCTTGTGCTTATGTCGCTCATGGTGTTCCAACACTTCCCCCACATCCGTAAGGTCAACTCTGCGTTGCTGTTCATCGTCAAAAATGATATGGTCAAGATGCAGATGACACGAGACCAAGCCGAAAACTTTTGGTGGAAGTATCGTGAGCGTACTGCTCGGCTCGAGGCATGCTTTGAGAACGATGTCTGGAACCCAAATCAAACCCCACTATGCGGCTGGTGTCAGGTCACTGGCTGTGAGTTCAACCCTAAGCATTAGGAACAATCATGGCCACAAGAAACTATTCGTCAGAGTACGCTAACTACCAAGGCAAGCCCGATCAGATCAAGAAGCGTGCAGAGCGTGTTAAAGCTCGGCGCATGATGGAGAAGACGGGAGCGGCCACCAAGGGTGACGGCAAAGATGTAGATCACATCAAGCCCATGCGCTCAGGTGGCACATCAGCCAAAGGTAACTTGCGTATGCGTAGCAAATCTGCCAACAGAGCAGACAATAAATAAGGAGAAAGCAATGGAAGACTTGGCCTCGCTCAAAGAAGAAGTTAAAAACTGGGCAGATGAAAAAGCTGACGATACAAACAATCTGATGCACAGATACTTTGAAGCCACGCAACTGCGCCATTGGTGTGAAGTTGCGAATGAAGCGCAGCACGTATACGAACTAATGTTTGGTATGGAACTAGAGGAGGATTCTCCGTTAGATGCGCTTATTTCGGGCGTTGCTGCGCAAGCAGCTGATGGTGTGTGGCACGCAGTAGCGGAAGCTTTTGGTTTGGAAAAAGAGTATGTGCACTTGACGTTGGCACACTACGAGGAATTGGAACTTGGCCAAGACCGCATACCGCCAATGACGGTTGAAGGTTTTATGGTAGCGTACAAAAAAACAAAAGAAACGTGGGAAAACGACACCTACTTCGAGGAGAAACTTTGTGGAGATAATTGAAGACAGAGCACTTATCTTACGCACAAGGAACCCGCACAAATACTCCATCATTCCCAAGAGCAAGGCAATGCCCCGTGCAGACGGAGGCTACGATGTCGCTGTGTATTGGGGCTTGGACGAAGCGCGGGTGTTGCGTAACCTAGGCGTTAAAGACGTACCATCGCCTATCACTAGGCGCTATGACTGGCCGGGGCGTTACAAACCCATGGCTCACCAGATCGAGACGGCAGCGTTCTTGACGATGTACAGGAGAGCCTTCGTGTTCTCTGAGCCCGGCACGGGTAAGACGCTGTCTGCATTGTGGGCGGCTGACTACTTGATGAAGCTACGCAAAGTGCGCAGGGTTCTCATTCTGTGCCCCTTGTCGATCATGCACAGCGCATGGATGGGCGACATCAACAACAGCGTCATACATCGCTCAGCCGTTATCGCGCACCATCCTCAAGCTAGTCGGCGCATCGAGATGATCCAGCGTGACTACGAGATTGTGATTGCCAACTACGAGGGGCTTAACCTCATCGCTGATGAGGTGCGTAACGATGGGCGCTTTGACCTTGTGATTGTTGACGAAGCCAACGCGTACAAGACACCCACAACCAAACGCTGGAAAGCGCTGAACTCAATCCTTAACCCCAACACGTACCTGTGGATGATGACTGGTACTCCTGCATCGCAGTCGCCTGTCGATGCGTATGGTTTGGCTAAGCTAGTCAATCCCGAGGGTGTGCCCAAGTTCTTCACAGCATGGCGCGATCAGGTGATGAACAAGGTGACGATGTTCAAGTGGGCTCCGAAGATTGATGCCAAGGACAAAGTGCACGAAGCGTTGCAACCAGCCATACGCTTTACCAAAGCGCAGTGCCTTGACTTGCCGCCAGTAGTTACGATGACCCGTGAAGTGCCGATGACACCACAGCAGAGGAAGTACTACGAGATGCTTAAAGACCGCATGCTGGTGCAAGCCGCAGGCGAGACCATCACGGCAGTCAACGCCGCCGCTGGTGTATCCAAGCTCTTGCAGATCAGTTGTGGTGCGGCATACACCGATGACAAGGAAGTGGTTGAGTTCGACTCAGCACCGCGCTTGGCTGTACTGGAGGAGATACTTGAGGAGACCAACCGCAAGGTCATCATCTTCGCTCTGTTTCGTAGCACCATCGACACCATCAGCAACTACCTCACCAAGAAGGGTATTGTCAATGAGTGCATCCACGGGGACATCACACCAAGCAAGCGTGGCCAGACGATCAATCGCTTCCAGACTGAGGAAGACCCGCGTGTACTGGTGATGCAGCCTGCGGCTTCTGCGCACGGCATTACGCTGACTGCCGCTGATACTGTGGTGTTCTACGGGCCACTCATGAGCGTTGAGCAGTACATCCAATGCTGTGCCCGTGCTGACCGCAAGGGGCAGGACTCAGACAAAGTTACTGTGATTCACATTCAGAGTAGCGCCATCGAGCAGAAGATGTTTAGGGCGTTGGCAGGGAAAGTTAGCGATAACTTACTACTGACCGACATGTTCGAGACTGAAATTAAATCATGAAAGGGTATTGCAACGATCAAAAATACATGTAAACTGTCCAACCTTAGACAATAATTAAACCGGAGAAGCAAATGTCAGAAGACTCAGTACCGCTAGACAAACTAGCAAAAATCTACCGCAAACTGCGTAGCAAGATTGCCGACCTGACCCAAGAGTACGACACGCAAGTGGAGATACTCAAGGCGCAACAGGAAGAGATCAAGAACGCAATGAAAGACCAGATGAAAGCGCTTGGCGTGACATCTGTACGAACTCCAGAAGGCACAGTGGTGCTGTCTGTGAAGACGCGTTACTCAACACAAGACTGGGACGAATTCAAGAAGTTCGTCATAGCCCATGAAGCTCTTGAGCTTCTGGAGAAACGCATCGCCCAGACCAACATGAAGCAATTCTTGGACGAAAACCCCGGGGTCGTACCGCCCGGCCTGAACTCAGCATCTGAGTACGACATCTCTGTACGCAAACCTTCTTAATTGGAAATCAAAATGAGCAACATCGCAATGTTCAACCCCTCAAATGTGCCAGCCTTCGCTAAGAATGCGGCTCTGTCTGCAACTACTTTGGCCTTGGCCGGCGGTGTCAACACCAGTGCCGGCATGAAGCGCGTCTCCATCAAGGGTGGCGTGTTCCGTCTGCTTGCCGGTGGCAAAGAGATTGCCGCTATCGATGAGCGCTTCTTGGATGTAATCGTGGTCAAAGCCGCCCCCAAGGTCAGCCGTATCTTCTACGCAGGATCGTATGACAAAGACGCGGCTGCAGCCGCCCCTGATTGCACCTCTGGTGATGGTGAGAAGCCTGATGCCGGTGTGAAGAACAAGCAGTCTTCAAGCTGTGCCACATGCCCACAGAACATCGCTGGGTCTGGCAACGGTCAAAGCCGTGCTTGCCGCTACCAACAGCGCTTGGCTGTGGTGTTGGCCAACAACCCCGAAGGCGATGTCTTGCAGGTCACCTTGCCCGCCACATCCATCTTCGGCAAAGAAGAAGGCGACAAGCGCCCCTTGCAGGCATACGCCCGTGCTATGGCGGCTCAGACTCCTCCTGTTAACTTGGACTCCATCGTGACCCGTATGAAGTTTGATACCAAGGCTGAATCACCCAAGCTGATCTTCTCGCCTGTGCGTTGGTTGACTGATGATGAGTATGAGATCGTTCAGACGCAGAGCACATCCAAGGATGCTGAGAAGGCCGTGGCTTCTACCCCTGCCGCTGTGGATGGCGTTACTACTCCCGCGCCTTTGGCTATCGAGGGCAAGCGTCCTGCGACAAGACCTATGGGTGAGTTGATGGATGAGGAAGAAGCGCCAGCACCCAAGGCTAAGAAAGCCAAGGCTGTTGAAGTTGAAGCCGAGGAAGAGCCCGAAGTGCGCAAGGCTCCTGCCAAGGTGGAAGCCGCCCCAGCTAAGAAGAACAAGCTGGCCGACATCGTTGCTGATTGGGACGATGAGTAATTGAATCGGGGGTTGGTAAAAGGGCCGGTTCGATTCCGGCACGCACTGTGGAGTGGTGGGTTCGATCCCCACCCAACCCCCACCTAACACTATGGCAATTATTTTTCCTGCAAACACGAGAGGCCTGACTGCTGGCGCTTTGCGTCAGATTAAACAACAGGGCTACACCACTGCTTCGGGTGGGTGGCACGATTTCCATCATCTGTCTACTATGGCTGCTGATGGCGGCATATACCTTAATGAACGCGAACCACTAGGAAAACTTATGTCTGCACTAGAAAAAACTAAAGAAGACGCTGATGCGTTGACAGACGCTCTTCTCAAGAGCACCAACGCTCTGGTTGAGCAAGCGAAGGAATCTAACAAACATCTTAATGATGTGAACGGCAAGATGCGTGACGGGGCTGAGAAGCTCGGTGTTGCGATTGAGCGGTTCAACAAGGTGGCAGGCAACACCAACTTTGCCGAAACAGCCAAGCAAGCTGAGTCTCTTGTCAACAGTCTGGAGCGCCTAGCCGCACTAGAAGCATCAGGCATGTTGGAAAAAGTGATGAAGGCAATGGCCAAGTAACATGGCGTACTCACAGAAAATCATTGACGACGTAGCGAAGACACCCAAGTCTCTGGGCAACCAGCTTGGGCGTTGGGCAATCCATCTTGACTTCCCCGTCACGAAGATTGCCTATGCGCTTGGCGTCTCACGGCAGACCGTTTACAACTGGTTCACGGGCACGGAAGTGTTTGTGGCCTATCGTAACCGCGTCGAATTCTTAACCAAAATAATGCAGACCTCTCGCACAGCAGACGAGGCATGGAGAAAAATATGTACGGAATACAACCTCGATCCCTGACCACACAGGAGTTGATTCGCTTCAGCGCTGAACTGATGGAACTGCCCGCAGGGATGCCCAAAGAATGGCAACACGAAGTCCTGCGCCGCCTGACTGTCATGGCTCCGCCTGACGGGGCGCAGATTGCAGACGCTAGACAGCTTGACCTGTTCCTGTAACCCAACCAAGGACTTCAATGACTCCGCTTGAGTTTTTAGCGGTTGTTCTGCCGCCGCCAGAATTTGGTCGGTACTGCGTAGCAGAACTTACAAAGAAGAAAGAGCATGTCTTTGTGGACTCGCTCGATCAAACATCAGAGCCAACTGCCCGTTGGCACGAAGACAAGTGTGACGTTTACTTTGCCTTGGCTACCTTTGGTGCAGAAGACAACCGTACTGCGGCAAACGCAAGGTATGTGAAATCCATGTTCATCGACATGGATGGGTACGCATCAAAGAAAGATGCTGCTCTTGCGCTCAACGCGTTCTTAGAAAAGACTGGCCTCGATGCCTTGGGTACGCCCTATGTGATTGCCTCTGGTGGTGGCTTGCACTGCTACTGGCCACTACTTACTGCCGTTCCTATTGAAGCATGGAAGCCTGTTGCCGAGAACTTCAAGCGCCTGTGCAAACAGGAGAGCTTGGCGATCGACATGACTGTGACGGCTGATGCCGCCCGTGTCTTGCGTGTGCCGGGCACAACCAACTTCAAGAAGAAGTACGCAACGCCGCGCCCCGTGCGCATACTGACTGAAGGCGATGTGTTCAGCTTCGAAGGTATCGCCACCCTTATCAGGGAGAAACTGGCTGGCTCAGTGTATGAGCCTGTGGCTGTGCCCACCCTTGACTTGCCCGGACAGCGCCCAGCTAAAGCAACACCATCGGCTACGACAGTCAAGCTGTACGAGAACAGCGTGACCAAGTTCAAACCGATCTGGCTGGCTACGCAGAACGACAGAGGTTGCGGCCAGTTAGCCAACTACGTTGAGCATGCCAAAGAAGAAGGCATGGAGCCGATATGGCGTGGTCTCCTGTCATGGACTAAGGTCTGTGAGGACGGCAACAAGGCGGCTGTGTGGCTCAGTAAGATGCACCCGTACACATCGGAGCGCATGAACCAGAAGCTGCAAGGCATCAAAGGCCCATACCCATGCATCAAGATGGACAGCGAGAACCCCGGCATCTGCCCAAGCTGTCAGCACTGGGGCAAGATCACCAACCCACTGATCCTTGGTCGTGAGATTGGGGTCGAGGTTGAAGAGAAAGAGATCGAAGTAAAACTCTCAGGCGACAGCACTGCCACAGCCAATGAGACGCTCAAGGTCATGCGCCCAACACCGCCTCGTGGTTATGCCTATGGTACCAATGGCGGTATCTTCATGGAGCGCATGGTCGAGGACGATGATGGGGCTAAGACCAAGAAGCAAGTGATGCTTTTGCCGTACGAGTTGTTTGTTGTGGACATCCTCAACAGCAACAACGACCACACTGTGCACATGATTGCGCTTAGACCCGAAGGAGCGCTGAACGTGACGATGCCGCAGAAGGCTGTGGTCAGCAAGGACGAGACAGTCAAAGCACTGGCTAGTCAAAACATCGTGGCCGCTTTTGGCCACGGCAACGATAAAAACCTTTTTGAATATGTGAGGGCATGCGTGGAAGACTCTAGCACCAACAAAACACCAATCAAAGTACCCGACAGCTATGGTTGGCAAGCCGACAACTCGTATGTATTTGCGGGTCGTATCTTTACTAAGGGTAAACCCCCAGTCAAAGTCCCGATGCCGGGCTTGGAGAACATCACCAAGAACACAGAGCCACGAGGCACTATCGAGAACTGGCGCGCCTTCATCAACATGTTGATCGCCAAGAAGATGTGGGATCACTTAGCCGTTTTGCTTGCCGGTGCTGGCGCACCCTTCATGCGCTTCACGGGCATCTACGGCATGACGTACCACTGTGCCAGTACCGAGTCAGGTACGGGCAAGACGCTGGCTCTGGAGGCCGCAGCTTCTGTATGGGGACACCCCACCCACTACCGCACAGGCAAGAGCACATCTCCTGTGGCCATGCAACAGCGCTTGGGTCTGCTCAACAGCCACCCACTCATCACGGACGAGATCACATCCAAGAACCGAGACGACTTTGAGTGGTTGCCTGAGTTCCTGCTAGACATGACCGAAGGCCGCGGCAAGGAGCGTATGGAGTCTGGCTCCAACAAAGAGCGCCTGAACTTGTCCACATGGATGACCAACGCCTTGATGTCGTCTAACACCCACATCGTGGACTACCTGACTGGAGGCCGCACCCACTCATCGGAAGGTGAACTGCGCCGCTTACTGGAGTTCGTGCTTGAGGATGAGTTGAAGTGGGAGCCCCATGAGATTGAGATCATCAAGTCCTTGCAACAGAACTACGGCTTGGCAGGATACGCCCTGTCTCAGTACTTAGCCGACAACGTGGACAAGTTCCCTGTCATGGTGGGCGAAGCTGTTGCGGGTATGTACACTGAGTTCAAAGCAACCAACGATGAGCGCTTTTGGATGGCTGGTATTGGCGCTTCAGTATGCGCACTCAGAGCGTTTAAAGAGTTGGGCGTGGCTGAGATACCGTTTCGGCCCATTCTGAACTCGTACAAGAAGGCTGTGGAATACATGCGTGCCAGTATGAAGAACAGCGTGCGCACCGCTGTGGATGTGCTGAACGCCTACACCCGTGACAACTACGGCAGCTTTGTTGTGATTAAGCCAAGCAAGGGTGGCTTGATGGCTGAGCTTGGTAGCGGCAAAGAGATTGACATCTCCATCACACGCAACAAGGTGTTCGGTCGGGTGGAGCATGAGCCAATCCCCAACCACATCGACTACTTCATCGAGGAGCAACTACTCAAGGCGTACTGCGCTACCATGAGCTTCGGGTACTCGACACTCAAGCGCCAGCTTGAACAACTGTACAACGTGGAGTATCTTAAGAAAGACATGATGGCCAAAACCAAGGGGCCACAGATGCGGGTAACAGTTATGAAAATCAGACGCGAGATTATTGAAGCCGATGAAGTACTCCTTACTGCGCCTTCCGTGGGAGAAACTTGAGAAAGGGCAGGGGTTCTTTATCCCCTGCCTTGACACCGAAGCCATGCGTGAGTGGGGCTTAAAACAAGCGTTCTTCCAGCGGATACTAGATGCCCACGCTAGCGTGGGCATCCTTGACGGCAAGCTTGGCGTTATGTTCTATCGCCGTCTCGTAGCCGCTTCATAGCTTTCTCAAACTTGTCAGCCACATCCTGTCGTGCCGCGTCAATCCTATCCAACCGCGCACGTTTTTCAGCACCGCTCAAATTTTCCATGCTGTTAATGCGTTCCGCATCAGAGCGAAGTTTACCCATGATGTTCTGGTAGTTACGCGCTATGGGTGCTGATGCAATCAATACGCGGTTGTCTTCCAAGTAATCTTTGGCTTCCGTCACCTGCCCCTTTTTGCGCAGGCTGTCAAAGGTAGACTTAGCCTGCACAGCTTCGGTTGACAAGCGGTACATCACATCGGTGTCTGCACCGCCATACTTCTTCTGGAACGAACTGCCAATAAAGGGCAAGTCAGTCACACGCTTTTCAGGCGCTTCACCACGAGTCTCGGTACGGAACAAGCTGTTTGCAGCGCCCGCGATAATCAGCGGCAACTGACCAAAGTAGCCTGTAGCAATGTGCTCAATCTGTATTGGAGACAGTATTGGAACTGCTTTACCCATAGCTTTGGCGGCTTCCGTTGTTGTCTCCGAGAAGCGCTGTTCGGGCGACAGCCTCTCCATTCTTGCAGACTCAATGGATGTGTTGTTAAAGAAGTTCTTGTTAGTCCACACTTCAAACGCTGGCTTGACAATCTGGGGCATGAACTTAGACGAGTAACCCGGCACGGACTGCAAGAACATGTCGCGCAGAGCTTGCCATTGCTGGACGCCATCAGTCTCCTCTTTCATAGCGTCAACTGCGGCAACAGCCATTGAGAAGAACCAACCAGCCTCGTAAGGAATAGGCAGCTTCAACGGCTCATCAACACCCGGCAACGGCAAGAAGAAGTTACTGTACTTGTCCCTTGGCTTGGCGTTGCGGAAGTATGGATCGTCATCCATCGCCATGGCGTAAACAATACCCGTGCCGACAAGCAACAGGGCGTTGTTAAAGAACTTCTGCTGAATAAAACGCTGGTCTTCTAGCGTAGTCTGGCCACGGGCTGCTTTATACAACACGTTCAAGCCCTGAATCTGCGCGTTAAAGAACGGAATCAAACGGCTAGCGTATTGCACTGTGGGCGACAAGCCGCGCTTGTAAAAGTTCATTGACTCACGAACAGCCATGTCCGCTTCAACTTCAGACAGTCCTTGACGGCGTGCATTTTCATACACCAGCGCACGAGTAGCAGCATCGGCACGCATCGCGGCTCTGTCCGCTGCGGCAAACACTTTGTCAAGAACGCCTTGGTCTTTACCGCCCGCCAACTGAAGTGCTATCTTAGCCATGTCGTCTGGGTCGCCAGTAAAGATACCGCTCTGGATCAAACCTTTCTTAAGCATTTCTTCGTTGGTTGCGCTCTGTCCACGGCTAGAAGCAATGAACTCACGGCCTGCTTTAACCACCGCTGTCAGGGGGTTGTAGTCCAAACCGCCCGTAAACGCTGCAGCCATTGGGTCACGAACCAACTGACGAGCCAAGTAGATTGGCATACGAGTTACGCCAGAGCGCAAGATGTCAGCGGCGTAACCACCAGCTTTCAAGAACGCTGGAAGCGTCAAGTGAGCGCCTTCCAAACTCTTCACGATTAACTGCGCAGGGATACCACCCATGAGCGTGTCGTCTGTTTTCACACGTTGCCAACGCTCGCCCGTGTCGTTTGGTTTGTTCGGGTCAGGTTCTTGGTTAAACCGGATAACGTCTGGAGACGCGGGGCCTGTGCCCATGTGAATAGGCATGGCGTTGGTCGGCTTGCCGTCCTTGCCTGCTGGCCCTTTGCCTTCACCAATTGCTTGGAACGCATACGCTATGTTCTTGGTAGCCAAGTTAGTCAGCGCCTTGTCCGTGATAAGCAAGGTGTTGCGTTGTATTGTCTCAGTGATTGGCAAGATGCGGGTCTCGCCGCCTTTGAGTTCTTGCAAGTATGGCTGACGACGCACGTCGCCGATGGTCACAGTGACTTCATCGCTGAACACCAACTGTGCCATGCCGTTTTCGTTAACACGATAGAACGGTACGAAGTCGCCTTCTTTCAAAAGCCTGTCGGCTTCCTTCTTGGTAATAGCGCCAGTCGATGCCAAGAACTTAATCTGGCCTTCGTTGTACGCGTTGTACGCAGAACGAGTGTTCTCCAGCGCCAATTTCAGTTTTGGATCGGCATCGGCTGCAGCAAGCGCAGCTTTCAGTTTTGCTTCTGTAACGCCCAAAGCACCTAGGTCTAGCTTAGCCACGCCCTTATTCAGTGCACGCTGAGCAATCATGTATATGGTAGCTATGTTAGCTTTTGCTTCTGAATTGCCTTGCGGTATGTCTGCAACAGACTTAAACACGTCAACAGCACTGTCTTTGCCAGTAGACCTTACGCCGTAGAACCCTTTCTCGTCGGTGTACAACTCCATTGGCCCCTTTTGAAGCGTGGCATTTGTCATTGCCATTTTCTGGTCAGCCATAATTACATGAGACATAGCCTGTGTGAACAGCCTGTCGTCGCCAATTTCTTTAGCACCAGCTTTCAAAGCCTCACGCAAACCAGCGCGCATGTCGATCAACTGCATCTCGGCTTCGAGGAACGGGGTTGTGCCCAGTTTTTCTTTAAAAGTTTTCTTCTTGGCCATGACATCTTTGGCCAAGTCAACCAGCGCATTGTCCGTGCCATAGTCCGCAGCCCTTGCGTAACGTGGCGTCTCTTCTGGCTCAATAAGCTGCAGTACTGGCGGTGCGTCAGCTATTTGCTTGGGCGCAAAAATCTTCCCAATCTGATTTCTGTCATCGGTCAACACTCTTTCTACGTCTTCTTTTGCAATGTCAAAAGCTTTATTTATTTTTTTGGCAAGTTTAAAAATGTCAGTGTCTGACTTAGCTTGCTGTGAATCAAAATACTCCATGACAGATTCTTCAAGCCATGAACGCAAACTTGTAGACTCGTACGTGAGATCGTCCGCATACGTCACGGCATCTTCACCAAACGCTTCTCGTGTGGCGTTGCGCATTTTGACCGTCATAGGGTCGTCAGTCTTATACTCTATTGAATAGAAGTCATGCTTGTCGTTAAGCTTTCTAAAAAAGCGCAGTAGTTGACGCGAATTGTTGTCGGCAACATCTTGTTGCGTGTTGTTTTCATTGGGCACAGGCGCGTACAAAGCGTCTGGCAACAATAATTCCATCGATGCGGTGCCATTATTAACTTCAATGTTGCTGATTACGGTTGCGTTTTTAATAATACCGCGAACTCTTGTGTGCTCTTGTTTTGTGCGAAAGCTGCCCATTGGCGCTACGGCCACCGTGTTAACAACGGCGTTGTCAGCTAGGCGCAACACATGAACATGTTTGTCGCCGCCAAATTCAACAAGACCAACTGTATCTATTTGCGGCAGGCTAACATCGGATTCCTCATCAAAGAATACGGCGTTAACGTCTTTCAAGTTAGGTAACTCGTAAGTGCCCCCAACAAAGCACAACTTGCCCGCGGCAACAACGCCGTCCAAAGGACGAGTTACCCTGTTGCCTTTATATGAAAGCACGACGTGGTACATTTGATCGGAGCCCCGTTCGTCATTAAGCCCAATCCATGCAATCATTCCGGGGAAATACCCTTGCTCCATCACTTTTTCGGTAGCTTCCTCAAGCTTGCCGCCGACTGCTTCAATCAACTTTCTTGATGGGTCAGGGCGACGCACAAACATCTCACCATCAATTGCGCTGTAGTCCAGCAACATTTCTACCGTTGTGTCGTTAGCTCCGTAACTAGATATGTACGGGCCAAGCGTCATCAGGAAGCGTGGATCAATATCACCTTTTAATATTTTGAGCAACGCTTGTTTACGTTCTAGCGCAGTGATGTAGCTTTGTGAACCTGCAAAATTAGTGCTGGACAAAAAGTCTTTGGCAATCAGTTCTTGTTCGCTTGTAAGCCCTTGGGATTCCGTGTTGCCACGGATTTCGCCAATAGTTGTTGTACCGTCCATGCGAACGGCCACTTCAGGTTTGCCGTTCTTGTAGTAGATGTAAAAGTCGCCTTGCTCAATCTGACTTCTAGCGGTCTGCACAGAAGCGCCAGTACACCATGATGTTCCAGCCGCGCCAGCATTAAGTTCGGCAGCAGATTCCTCAACAGGTTTTACTTTGGAGTAAATTTCGTCGTAGTAAGTTTGTAAAAACTCTGCGACCTCATCAACAGTGCCCAACCGTGGTTGGCCTTCTGCGTCAAGGCGCGCGTTTTCGTGTTCCAATAATGCGTGTTGTGCAACCGTCAACGACAATACTTTGACGTTTTTATCGTTGTCTACAAACACAAGTCTTTGCGGTCTTGGTGAGGCAAAATAAGGCACCTCAAAAGGAAGCTCACGCTCACGTTCTTCTGTTAAAGCGCCGGGTTCAATACGGCGAATTAACGCTGCGTGAGCCGTGCGGCGTAAATTTTCTGCAAGCGACATTGGCTCCGCTACACGGGCTGCACCACCTACAGGAACAGCAGGCACCATGTTGCGTGGTTCAATCGTATCAAAAGTTACATCGCCGTTTGGCGCGTACATCATAATCCGTATTGCTGGACGTTTGACAATAGTGCTCTGTTCAAACTTTTGCCAGCCGTTTTTCTGTGCATTTTGTTCTGCGTTGCGGTCAGCAACTTCTTGCATGCCTTCAAGGAAGGCTTGCTTCAAAGGCAAACCTTCGCGCAACTTGCGAATAACTTCGCCTGCGTCTTTACTGCTGACAAACGCTAAATGGTGCGTGTTGTCTTTGCCCATTTCAGCCAGCTTTAAACGCCCGTCTTTATCTGACAACACTGCGTACTTAGACGCAGCTTTAGCCACCAGCGCTTGTTCAACACGCGTGTACTCTGAAGTATCTAAAAAATCCGATACAAGCTGGCGTAAATCTTGTTGCCTTTTTCTGTAAATGCTTTGCGCGTAGTCCTGCATTACGCGGTTATTTTTTTGTAGCTCCAAGTTAATGAACGTTTGCGCATCAGCTTCCACATAGTGCAGGGGGTTGTTCTCGTCGTACGGTTTGCCGTCAGACATAATAACTTTGGCATTTTTAGCCAGCTTGTCTGGGTCAGGTTTGGCAATGTAATCGCTGGGAAAATTGTACATTTTCTCAAGCGTGTCCTCACCAATGCGATTGGCGTCTTCTGCTGTGCGATCTTTCTGCTTGATCTCTGGGCCAAACTGTTCGGCAAACTGCTTCATGGAGTTACTGCCGGTATGTAGCGCGGCAATGTCTTTCTGTGCCAGTTTGCGTGACACCACCCGCTCAACGCCCTTGGTGCGCACACTAGATGGAATCATCAACGCATCAACAGACTGAAGCGCTGCACCAAACATTGTCTCTGGACGCTGAACGCCCAACAAGCGCATGATGATGCTCTTGAAGCCAGCCCACGCGTCAGACAGACGCCACTTCTTGCCTTGCAACTGACGCTGTAAGGTTTGGTTGGACATGACTTCAGCGGCAAATTCAGAGATGCTGCCCTTGGCAGATGCGCTGGTAATCTTTGGATCGCTCTTAATTGCGTTGTACAGCGCTTGCAGTTCACGTTTGGCAACAACTTGTTGCTGAGTCAGCTTGCCTTCAGGCAACTGCAACACGCGCTCAACTGCGGCGTGTGTACCTTCGTGCAACAAAATCTCTTGTGACAACCCGCCATTACGACTCAGATTAATACGGCGGCTAGTAGCGGAACCCAGCACGGCTTTGCCGTTCTCATCCAATACGCGGTCTTGGATTGATACACTGGTGTCGTCTAGCATGTCGGCTAGGCGTTGTGCCACGGCACGGTTGACCTGCGATGTGGCAGGGTCTTTGGCCATATCGGTGAAAGCGGCGCGTAGATCGTTTTTTTCCAGCGCACGCACTTGTGCGGCTGTCAGGTCTGGGCTAGTAGATTCAACACCGCGGGCGTAGCTTTCATCATCTCGTTGGCTATAGACGTCTTCCATAGCGGCAGCTTTGCGGGTGTCTTCGCCATACACATCTTCTTCAGTCAGTTTACGTGGGCGACCGCGAGGCTTGGATTCTGCGGCTTCGATGTCTTCTTCCACGATAGATGTGTCACTGCGATACATCTTGCGCATCTGCTCTGTCAACTCACGCTTGACAGCTGCCAATTCTTTACTAAAGCTGGTGATCTCGTTCTGAAGATCGGTTTTTTCTTGTTCAGTAGGGCGAACCAAGTTTTCTCTGTATGGCCTTGCGTCAATAGCTCTCAGACGCTCAAGCTCTCGTTGTGATTCTTCCAACTTGGTTGTGAGATCCGCTTCACGTTTCTCAAGTATGTACTGGAACTCAGCTTGGCGCTCAGCTTCAATCGCCGCTTCCTGTGCCGCGGTCAATTCTTTCTGACCAGCACGGATCTTTTCTGCATATGCGTTGGCTTCTGCCACCGCCTGTTTGACTGTAGGCGACTTGATTGTTCGCTGCTCAACCAACGGCTGTTTGACGGAGCCGGTAGTGCGTTTGGATTCTTCCGAACCTGTGCGGAACTTGCCCGGAGCGCTGGTAGTTTGACGGGCGCCAGCCGATACACGGCCTTGTAGGGCAACAGCCAGTTTAGCCTTACCTTCTGTACCAACAGATATTTCAGTGTTGACCTTGTCAATCTGTTCGTTTAAGCGTGCAACAGTTTTGGTGTTCCCGTCCCTGATGGCATCATCACGTTGAACAGTAAGATCGGCAAGACGGTCTGTTGCCTTGCCCAACTCTTGCACCTGATCTATGTACTGGTCAAGTGTGTCCTGTTCTTCAATGCTAGCTGAACGAGCTTCAGGTTGTGCGCCAAGTGTTTTTCTAAGCGGCACATTACGCGCGCGCATAAAATTAATTACGTTTTCAACCGATTCTTTGCGTACAGACAAACGGCTTTGCAAACGAATGGCAGAGCCTAAGCCTTTAAACGCCATGACGTTTTGCTCACCGCCCACATACGAGCCGGACTTTTTACGGGCGGCAGTAACTTTGGCTGTTGCTTCAGCCAACTGCTTGTCTATATTACCAAGCTCTAATATCAAAGATATCAACGGCTTGTTGTACAACTCGTTTTTGTATTTAACGGCTTCCGATGCATCAGCAGTCAACCCACGCTCACGGGCATCCCGTTCAGCAGGGCCTAGGGCACGTACTTGTACACCTTGGGGGAATCCAGACAATGCTGTGTTCCAACGACGTGCACGCTCGTCAGAGATTTGTTTTTCCAAAGCGGCAACAGAACCAGCTTTAGCGCCTTGTACAGCTTGGGCTTTGTCTGCGGCGGCTTGGCGTTCTTTAGTCTCGGCTTCTCCAACCTCGGCTTGTGCTGTGCGGATTGTTTCTTTCAGGCGTTCAATTTCCGCTTTTGCAGATTCGTTGGACTTTTCCAACGGATCAACTGTTGCCTTGAGTTCAGCCAAGCGCTGTTCGCCCACCAACACTTTGATCTGTGTACGCACCAAGTCCAACGCACCTTTAGTCTGGGTGTACTCGGCCTTGGCTTCTTCGTGCAACGCAATCAGATCGTCCAACTCTTTGAGCATCGCAGTCTCTGCTGCGCCGCCTCTGGCGCGTATGCCGGAGCGGTTGGCTTCGTTAATTAGTTCTTCTTTAGCCTGTTCGTACGACTTAATACGGGCGTTCAGATCACTGACACTTAGCTTCAGATTGTTCATCTTCAGCGCCATGTTCTCAGTGTTGGTCTGAAACGCAGTCAATTCTTGGTTTTCTTTCAAGAACTTAGTCCAGTTCTTGATCTTGCTCATACGGGCAGTTGTAGCTTTGCTGTCTTGCAGCATCTGCTTCAGGCGCGGCAACGCTCTGTTTAAGAACGCACGGACAGGGGCTAAGTCTTTCTCAGACTGCTGCATGTCTTGCTTGAGCTTGCGAACGTATGGGCTGTTCATAAAGCGTTGGAACGACTCTACGTCTGGCCTTGCACCAATATCTAGGCTTGGGCCAGCTTCAATACCACGGCGTTCTGCTTTCTGTACACGGCTACGTTCATCGGCTGCACCAAACAAAGGCAATTGTCCAGCTTGCTCATCGCGCACTGTCTCGGATAAACGAACCAAAGGCTCCAACTCACGTTGCAAAGACAGTGGCACTGCTTCCACGCCCTTGCCGCGAATAGTGCCAGACACCATTTCGCGTTTGCCGGTAACAGGGTCTGTGCGGTAAACAGGGGGGTTGATATCTTGTGCACGTTTTTCAACAACGGCACGACCGGGCACACCTTGTGTGCGTTGATCTTCTTCTGGCTGCGCCACAAAGCCGGGCAACTTGCCGGGCTTGCCTGTACGCTCTAAACGCTCGCGTTGGGCATACATCTCCATCTGAGGCACAGACCGCGCTTGTCCGGGAACGGCTCCGGTAATACTATCAACATCTTTCTTAAACGCTTCTGTTGGCGTTGTAGCGCTGACCTGTGCTTGCGTCTGTTTTGTCGGAGGGAATGTTTGCAACATCTGGGGGCGACCAGCACCCTTGCGTGGGATACCCTCTTCACCGCTTTCAATCTTGGCTAACTGTCTGTCAAGTAGTGTAAGGAAGCCCTGCGACTCAGAAATGTTTTGGCGCGTGCCCTGATCTGTTGCTCCTGATGTGGCCTGCTTAAGCGTCATGTCTGCTTGCGGAATTACCTGCTCAGCGCGGCGCAAGAAAGTCTCGGCTTCTGGAGACAAGTCAAAGACAGACAAAGCGCGGTTAACACGGCCTTGTAAGTTTTCTGCCGTGATTGGGGCTTTAGTGACCTCAGAAATGGGGCGAAGATTAAACTCTTTGCCTTCACCGCGTGTAACAACACGTTTAACTTCTTCTGGCGGCACAATCTCTTCGGCTGTTGGCAGTGTGCCTTTTTCTAAGGGTATACCCTGTAAGCGTTGCTGTAGTTGGCTAAACGCAGGGGACACTGATGGGGGCGCGGTTTCGCCCTTAAACATCTCCATGTTCTGTGTGATTGGAGAAGGCGCGTTTTTAATGCGCTGAAGCGCCTGCATCTCAGGCGCCATGCGCTCAAGCAAAGCAGCTTTTTCAACGGCTTGGGCTTCAGCCGCACGGCTAGCTTGGATGGCGGCTTGCTCTTCATCTTCAACACTTTTTAAACGTGCTTCATTAGGTCGCGCGGCTTCAGCGGCTTTTTGTAGGCGTAGTTCTTTTAGTTGAAGATTCAAACCGCCATACACAGTTTCTTCTGCTTTTTTCTGATCCCGCGCTTGTTTTTCTTGGTTCTTTTGAGGCTCAACTAAAAGCGGTAGGGGCGTACGTGTTTTTACTAATTGCGACGCCATGTAGGGGTCGGCCATCAAGTAATCTACATAGACATTAAAATCTTGCTCTGGCCCTTTTTGCATAGCCAAAGCCACTTGCTCAGGCACTTGCTGTTTAGCTAAGTTAATTCGCTCTTGGGCGTACTGAGTTGTAAGTGCTGGCGCTGGTGGCACAGATGCAAACGGATCGGCAATACCCACTTCTGTAGGTTTAATCTTTTGCTTGCCTGAGATTTGTTTTTGTTGCTCAGCTTGGTACAGCGCGTACTCTTCGGGCGACATGCCGGCCACGCGTTGCTCTTCTTTAGCGGCGTCAATGCGTCCAGCTTGTTTGAGTTCGTTCCACTCTTTAATTAACTCTTTAGTTTCGTCAGAATTGCGTAAAGCTTTTTTGGCTTTCTGTGCTTCTTTTTTAGCTGTTTCAGCGGCAATATCACCCTCTTCAAACGTGGCTTTACTGGCAATATCTAATTCTTTGATCTGGGCTTTAACGGCTTCTAAGCGGCTGTCAACATCAAGTGCGTATTGGGAAGTGCTTTTTTTAGCTTCTTCGGCTTCTATAGCGGCTTGTTTTTCGGCTTTTTGTGCTTGCAGTTCTTCCGCACGGCGTTGCTGTGTTTCTGTTTTCTCCAACTCCGCTACTTGCCGTTTTGCTCCAGAACGCTCAAACGCCCGGCCAATAGGTGCAATTGCACCGCCAAGTACCGCACCGCCAATAAAGCTGTCAATATACTCTTTACGCGCTTCTTCATCTGTGATTGCTAGGCCAGCTTGTAGCCGTTCAAGGACTTGTTGCGTGGCTTCTGTAACGCCCTCACGCCCCATAGCCAGACCCGTTTTTGCAGTGTAGTCTGCAATAGTGCGAGTAAGTGTCTGGGAAGCAATAGCTTTGGCTTGGTCTGTTGTCAGCTTAGAACCAACAGAGCCAAACAATTTGCCCACACCGGGCAACAGCGCCATGGCGGCTGTGTCCAATAGTGCTTGAGGAATAGCTGCGCCTACGGCTTTACCTAGGCTTGTTTCTTCCAACGACTTGTCTGTCCCCATCTGACGCGCAAGGTTGGAGCCTGTAAACTGACCGGTAGAGACAGCGCCTGCTCCCAACAAACCAAGACCTGCCGCAACGGGAGCAGACACAGGAGCAGCCAAAGCCGCAAGGCCTGCGGCGGCTGGAGCGGCCATGTACGGCAACGAGCCCCCCAGCGTCTCTTTAAACTTCTGAAACGGGGCCTCAGTCCAGCCTTCTTCCGTAGGGGTAAAGCGTGCTTGTGCGCGTTTCTGCGCGGCTTCAAACTCTTTTTGCGCTTCAGCTTCGTCTTTAAACCCAAGCTTACCTTTGAGCAATTCAAACTCCCCGCCAAGGCGGGTAGCACCGGCAGATGCGGCAGCTTTAAAACCCGTAGTGTCTTGCTTAGGGCCCGCCTCAACGGGGGCGGCAAAAGCGTCGGGGTACATCTGTCTGGCCACAGCCAACGTTTGTTCCTTGCTCTCGCCTTCTTTGACTGGAAAGAAAGCACCGTTAGGGAGTTGGATTTTGTCAGCCATGGCAGTTCTTAAATTGTGATCGGGTGGCGCGACCCCGAATGTTTGAGCGCCAGCCTATTATGGCAAAAATTAACGCGGTAGGGTAGCCCCAAATTGCGCCGCGTAATTAGCAAAAGTAAGCGGCGGGGTTAAGGTCTCCTTGCCTGCAAAAGCCTTTAAGTAATCAGCGTAAGAGTTAGTAACGCTAAACTTACCTGCTTGAATCTCTGCAATTTTACGCAAACCAGCCTCAATATTGCCGTTCCCCAGTGCCGTAGCGATCTGAATCTGCTCAGGTGGTCGGTTTGCAGTAATACGCGAAGATTCAAGTTGTGCTTGGACTTTCTTATCTGTCTGGATTGCGTCAGCCGCAGTAGTAAAGATTGCTCTTTGATTATCAGTAGAAATTTTCAAATCGTTTGTTGCGCCATCCAACATCAATTGTTGACCTTGAATTCTGGCGGTGCGAATGAAACGATCGGCAGCTTGAATTTCTTTGGCATTCATGTCCTTGCGGTTTAGGCGCAAATCTTCCAAACGCTCACGCGCATCAGCAAATTTTTCTTGGGCGGCATTGATCTTGTCCATACCAGCAATGTAGCTCTTACTTCCTACTTGGACGCCTATGCCAACAGCCTCGCCAAGATTGCCCGGAGTTGACATAATAGCTGCGCCCGCTTGCAACAAGGCTAAACCAAGGTTTTCATTTTTCATCCCCGTTATGCCTTGTTCGCGTTTTGCAAGGCGTTCTTCTTTGCCAGCAAACACGTCGCCTTCGTCTTTGACGCGTTTCTTAACGGCTGCGGCCTCGTCAGCGGCTTCTTGCTCAAGTAATGAAGAAAGTCCCGCACGTTGATTTCTCAAAGCCCCCTGTGCAAGGTCTGATTCGCGTGTAAATCTGCTAGTCAGCGCTTCAAGTCCTTCGGACGCTTTGTCGGCTACTGGTGCAGCTGGTTTTGTGCCGGGTGCAGGAGGTTTTGTGCCGGGTGCAGGTGCAGATGCTGGTGGTTTGTCACCTAACACGTTAAGTGCTTTGCTTTGTCCGTAAGGAATTATTAAGGGTTTTTCAGTCACAGGCGTTGCACTAGCAGTTGCAGGCGCGGCATTAGTGGCCAGAGGTGTACGCTCAAAAAACGGACTTGGCGGCACGATACTGTCTGCCCCACGCTCAGCCAACATGCGTTGTCGCTCTGATTCACGTGCTTTTTCTTCGGCTGTGTTTCTATCTCTCTGTTCTTGTAAAATAGCCTCAAACGTACGGCGTCGGTAGTCAGCAAAACTTTCGTTGGGCAACCGAACCAAACTACCGTCTCCGCCCATAGCGGTAGGAACACCTTGGTAACGGGGGACATGTCCGCCATCAGCCATACGAATTACAGGTTCACCGTTGCTCATCATGTCTTCATCGGTGTAGCCGCCATCGGCAAACGCTACGATACCACCACCGGCCATGTTCTGAATGTTGGGTGTAGGCAACTGTGCAATCCCTTGCTCTTCTGGCAAAGGCCCGCCTTGGGGTGGCATACCTTGGGGTGGCATACCCTGACCGCCTTGGGGCGCAGGGTTCATATTCTGAACCACTTGCTGGTTAACAGGGGGCATCTGGCCACCCTGCTGTGCCATCATAGCTTCTGCAAACTTTTTGTGGTTTGAGTGCACGGCCTGTGCGGCAGACAACATGATGGGGTCGTCTTCATTTGCGGCGGCAAACGCCTGCAGCTGTTGGGGGTTCATCACCGCAAGCTTGGCCAAAACCGATTTAAGGTTTGGGTTGGTAATGTCCCCGCGTGTTTGATAGATGCTATCTAAAGACATATGTACCTCTTAACCCATTTTGTGAAGGAGTAATTTTGCCAGACCGGCGTTGGGGCGCTCTTTAATTACACCACCTTTTTTACTGCCGAACATTTTGTACGCACCATACGCGGCTGTGCCTACACCCGCCACTTGGTTAAGCAGTGAGGGTGGTGATGTGTACATGGTACTGCCTTGCTGAGACAGCGGTGCACCGCGATACATGTCAGACAAGAAGCCCATTTGTTTGTATGGGTTGTTCTGCGCAGTCAAATAGTCCTGATACTGATTGCTCAAAATGTTCTGCACATTCTGCTGTTGCTGTGTACCAAACTGATTCTGCATGCCCAGATTGCCCATGTTCTGGTTGTACAGGTTCTGACCTTGAGAGCCAAGGTTTTGATAGCCAGTCATACCCGCTTGCATCCCCTGCAAGCCCAGACCTGCGCCAAACTGTGACTGCTGTGCGTTGAGTTGGTTTGCCGCTTGGCCATACTGCGCTTGGTTCTGCGCGTTGTTCATCTGCTGGCCGTAACCATACTGGCGAGCTTGCTCTTGCATCTGCTGAGCGTTCAAACCATACTGCTGGTTAGCCAGTTGAGCCTGCATGTTCTGACCAGAACCAAGTTGTTGCTGTGCCAAGTTAGCTTGCAGGTTTGCGTTGCCAACGTTGTAGCCCATGTTCTGGTTAGCTTGATTCGCTTGCAGACCGGTTTGTTGGTTAGCCAACAACGCTTGCAGACCTGTCTGTTGGTTTAACTGCTGTGCTTGCAGCCCTGTCTGTGCGCCCAAACCTTGCGTTTGTAAACCCGCACTTAAGTTTTGCACGTTGGCTTGTTGCTGAACGCCTTGGTTAGCTAGGTTGGCTTGCAAACGCGCTTGCTGTTCTGCATTGAACTGAGCCTGTGCTTGAGTAAAAGCGTCTTGTGAACCCTTGGCTTGGATGTCGCCCTTTTGAATGGCTAAGTTACGAGCCGCTTCTGCGTCCATGATGGCTTGGCGGCTACCGCCAAACGCACCGGCTTTAACTGCTTGTGCGTTACGCTGTGTTCTGTCAATGTCTGCAACACGCTGCGCTTCACGCTGTTGAATACCCACCACATTCTGCATGTAGGGGGACATGTACTGGTCAACAGCACCGGGCTGGGTCAAGCTTTGCGTGTTGACATCTTTAGCCGCTTGCATGCTAAGAGCCTGCAATTGAGGGGCATTGACTCGTTCAGCGGCAACTCGTTCGGCCTGTATATCCTTGGGGCCTTGCATCTGGTAGTTTTGCAACTGAGGGGCGCTTACCTCTCGGGCACTGAACTGAGATGGGTTGTACGCTTGTTGACTTGTGTATGCGTTGCCAAACCTTTCGGGGGCGTAATTGTACGCGCCAGCCTTTTCAGCCAACCCTTGCAGTCCTTGTGCGGCTGCTTGAGAATACGGGTCATAGCCTAGATTTTTTGCGCCTGTAAACGCCTGCTTTTGCAGATCAGTAAACTGCGCTACACGTTCGGGGTTAGCAAGACCTTGTTGACGCGCCCACTGATCGTATGTGGGTTGTTGCTGAAACCCAGAAACAATTGGTAGTTTAGTAACAGGATCAATTATTACTTGGCCGTTAGCGTCTTTTTTGTATGTAAACGCCGTACCCTCGGCCATACCCATAAGGTTTTGCGCAAACGGCGCAATCTCAGGCGCGAAGCCTATTTGATTTCGTACAATTTGTTCTGCCATTTTCTTTCCTTATGCAGGTAAATGCTTTTCAGCGCGGGAGTTTTTAGCCACGCGGCCTTTGCCCACTGTTTTGCCTCGTGCGGCCTGAATTCTGTCCATCATTTTGTAGAGCTTGCGCGCTCCTGCTTCAGTAGAGCCGTTGCCCAATTCTGACACGATACGGGCTGGAACAACAAACTCACCATCGGCAAGGCGTGCGGGTTGCCTTTTACCAATCATGGCAGGGATGCTGTCAGACACACCATCACCGGGGCCACGAAGCAGACGGCCACCATCAGAGTAACCGCCCAAAGAACCGAGACCACCACCCATGGCATAGGCCATGCCGCCGTTAGCGTAGCCCATCAGACCGCCATTTGCATTACCACTTAAGTAGCCTAACTCGTCGTCATCACCAAAGTATGTTGGGTCGCCCGGGTATGAACCAAACGGGTCTGGCAAGCCTGCAGATGGTTCAGGAACAGAGGGCGCGGGGACATATGGCTCAGGAACATACGGCGCGTTATATACCGGGTTAGGGTTGTAAGGATCAGACACGTATGGCTCGTACGGCTGATCGTACGGATCGCCTTGAGGTGGCACATATGGCTGATCGTAAGGATCGCCTTGAGGTGGCACATATGGCTGATCGTAAGGATCGCCCTGAAATGCTGGCGTAGTTGTAGGTGTAAGGTCTACAACAGGTATGTTGGGGTTAGCTGGCTGGGGCACAAAGCCTGAATATGTAGGTGATGGGTCTGTTCCAGCTGAAGGGGCATTACCCACACTTGCGCCACCCCCACCGCCCCCACCACCGCCAATACCGCCCCCACCACCACCGCCTGTAACTGGAGTAAACGGATTTAAAGTAGGTAAATCATCATCTTTTTTTGCTGGTGTTGGTGGTATGTAAACGGGCTGTGGTGTGTATGCAGGCGCATCTGGTCTTGTTGAGTTTGTTAAACCCATCAAATAGTTGTACGCAGCTTGTGCGCTACCGTCACGAACACTAGTAGCACCGCCTTCGGCAAACTTTTTGTGCAAGCGCATCAAACCACCATTGGCTTCGCCGTCACCACCAGCCGCACCACCTCCGCCTCCACCTGAAGCGCCTCCATCACCATCTCCAGCACCAGTACCGCCATCACCAGCCGCGCCACCTCCGCCTCCACCCGATGCACCGGCGTCACCGGAATCGCTACTGCTATCGCTACTGCTACTGCTGGTATCACCAAAATCGGCTGAATTTGAATCAGCAACGCCTGCGCCAGCCGTACCAACTCCACCCGAGCCGCCGCCAACGCCAGAGCCGCTATCACCACCACCAAATTCATAGTTTAAAGCAGGGGCAGGGGTGGGCGTAGTTTCTGTTACACCGTTTGCAGGGATAAATGTGTAGGCTTTCTTGTCAGAATCCCACGCGTAACGACCCTCAGATGCGGGGTTAGTTGACGTTGGTGTTTGCGTCTGTGTATTTTGTTGAGGTTCTTTAGGTGCAATACCCATCAAGTATTCGTACGCGGCTTGGGAGTCCCGATAAGGGCTTGTGCCGGGCATTTGTGTAATTGTTTTGGGTGCGCCAATCTCACCACCACCGGCATAGCCTAAGTCTCTAACACGGACAGGGTTTAACGCTCTGGCCGTTTGTGTCATTGGGTCGTAGTCAAAGTTACGGATATAGCCGGGGTTATCCAGTTTTGTAACAGTTTCAACTCCTTGGTCAGCCAGCAACGGGGAAGTTACACCCAAAAGTGCGCCAGCGTTTTGTTTGGCAAAGCTACCAAATGCGGAAGGGTCTTTTGTGATTGCACCAAAACCAGAAGAAAGTGTTTGCCCAGCGCTACCGCTAGCCAAAGCTGATTTGGAAGCTTCCGCAGCGGCTTGGTTAAGCACGCCTTGTTCAGTTAAACCTGTCTCGGCCATTTTTGCCGCAATTTGTTCTTGGGTAAGTGCCCCCATAGCGCCTTGTTGTGCAGCACCCACACCAGCACCCATCACACCACCAGCAAGGCTAGCGCCACCATAAGCACCCAAGCCAGCCATCAAACCTTTTTGTAAGTTTCCAGTAGCCAAACCTGTAATACCACCAAGGCCAATCGCTGTACCCGCCGCGCTGCCCAAACCGCCCAAAGCCGCACCAATAGCAGAACCAAAGCCGGGGGCAAACGCATTAAGTGCAAAACCAGCGATTGCCGGCAACAACTTCTTAAGGAAGCCCGCTTCTGGTAAACCCGTGTCTGGGTTGATGGTTAATGAGCCGCCATGCGCCAAAGCCAAAGCTTGCAAGCCTGCAACTTCTTGGGGGGCCATGTGAACCAGCGTTGTATCTGGGCCGCGACCGCGTGAGGCCATGTGATCTGCGAGGGCGTGTAGGCTCATATTTGCCTCTTAAAATGGGGGTTAGTTGAGTTTATCATGGCGGCGGCGTTGAGACAAATGACATTGTGGCCACCACCGACTGCGTAGAAGGTTTAGTAGGTGTTCCTGAAGCGGCAAGATGTTGGATGGTCACAGCAACGTTAGGCACAGACCAGTAAATCTCAACATAGTCATCTGCCGCCATACTTAAAAAGTAGTTCCAGCCAACAATTGCATGGCCATCCGTACCTGCGTGTCTGTTTGGGATAGACACAAAACCTGTTGAGCCGGGAATATCTACACCGTTTTGACGAAGCCAGATGTACACATCTTGGAAGGCTGTATCTGTATTTACAAATTGAGCACTAAATTGTAGGTTGTATATGCCAGCCGTTGCTACCGTAATTTCCGAAGAACTGATTGACACATCATTAGCAAAATCAGTGGTGTTAAGCGTCATCAGCGTTGCAGTATTGGCTGTAGTTACTTGGTCTTGATCGCTGGAAAACGCGCCATACGGAACCGATAGAGTTTTTAACTGCCCAATGATGTTGTCAAGCTGGTTAAAGTACAGGCGCAAAATGTTGTTAAGTTGGTCAACATAGCGGGGGTCGTATTCTTTTGTGGCAAAGGGCAGGCGCGGCGCAACAACCCTATTGAGTTCAAAGTCGGAAGTGACAGCAAACGTCATCAACCACCCCTGCGGCCATCAGGCCGGATGTCCATACGGGGGGCGCCTAACTGCCACGTCACACCAAGTGCGTTGGAGTCAATCTTGAACGCCATCTGACGGCCACGCACACGGGTGTTGATCTGCCCTGTGAACTCTTCCACGGGAATAATCGCTGTGCGCGTCACTGTACCGCTGTTGGTGCTAGCAACAGACATGGGATTGTTATACCCAGAGCCTGAGTTTTGCAAAGGCTGCAAATACATCGTAGCCTGTGGGCTTGTGGCAGTCGACCCGCGGAACGTGATGTCCGGCAGGATACGCCAGACAAAGCCAAAGTTGTGGCCGTCACCAATGTCAAACTGCGAAGAACTGATGTATGCCTCAATTGCCGTAGCAGTGCCAGTAGCGTTGTCGTCTACGCCTTGTTCATGGTTCACCACGTTGTAGTTGTACGTAGCGGCCAGTGGGTAGTTACGTAGGCCCGAGTCAAGCCAAGCCGTACGCGCCATCGAGCCGTAGTACCAGATGTCTTCTTCGTAGTTGTACACCACGTACTTATCAACAGTAAATGAACCCGCAGAGCAGTAGAAGAACCACACTTCGTTAAAGCCTTCATTGGTGCTTGCAAACACCTGCTCGTACTGGGCTTGGTTAATGTCGCTAAAGACAAATTCGCGCAGGTCACAGCGCAGGGTCTGCACACGGCCATCGTATTTGTAAAACTTGTCTACGCCCATCCAGTATGTCACGCCAGAAGCAATAGCCGCGGCGTTGGGGCCTACTAGCGAAATGTTATCCGCAAGGAGCTGCGAACTCCACACAAAAGGCGGCCCAAGGTATTGAAGCGAATACAAAGAAGAGTCTGTCCAAACAATAATCTCTTGGCGAGACTGGAGCGCTGTCACAATACGTGAGCCGTGTGAAAGGCGGATGCTACCTGCTTGGTTGGTAATTGCGGGTGTCCACTGCACGGGGTCTTCTTGGTCAGACCAACGAATCAGCATTGGGTCAAGGATGGTGTCGCCAAGTTCGTTTGTGCCAAACACGATTACAAAGCGGCTTGCGTCTGAGACAAGCAAGAAGTTCTGGTGCAAAGGCACATCCGATGCGCCTGCCAAAGAAGACAAAAGCACGCCGCGTGTGGTCAAACTTGTAGCGGCATCCCAATAGTAAATGCCTTCACCGCGTGGGCCAAAGATCAAGTTCTGACCAAAGTTGGTTTGGTTCCAAATACGCAGTGCATCGGTTGACGCAGAGCCAATACCCCAAGTACCAGACCCCCAAGCGCTAGCGCCCCAACCAGACAAGGGTACTGCGTATTCAGGGCCGGGATTAACTTGGTATGCCGCTGAGACTGCGGCTCCACCGCCCACAGCCGTTGAAGTTGCAGCCGATGCCGCCGTGATCTCGTATGTGGTGGTTGCTGTGCCGGGGATTGTGATCTGATATTCACCATTGAGTGTCAAACCGCCTACAGCAGTAGCGCCACTGAACGTTACAAAAGCACCATTGGCATAGCCACCAGCGGCATCTGTCACCGTGACGGTGGTTGAATTTAGGGTAGTGGAGAAGGGGTTGTTGGCCAACGTAAGGGTTGCGCGGATGGGGGTGATGTCGTTGTATGCGCCCCCGTTTTCAATATAAAACTTGAGGTGTGTGCCCACACCCAGCAGGTTCTGGCTACCCAGCGTCACCCAGTTCCACAATGACCTGCACACACCCAAAAAAGTCGTTGCAGAGATGCGTTGCCACCCACCAATCTTCTCAGGCGTTCCTTGACGGAAACGAACTTTGTCGCAGTCATACCAGCCACCCTCGGTGGTGTATCTTGTGTTTTCCCGATTTACACCGGGCTTAAACAGGATTTTTTGTAATGGCATGGGCAATCCTAGGATAAAAACACGGCGCGTTCGTCGATGCGACGTTTTTGCAGCCCTTTGAGAATTTTACCCCCCGCCATGCAATACTTCAAGAGTTCTTCTGCCGCGCCTTCCATATCACCACGAAGCACCTTCTGACGAAGTGTTGAACGCTGTAATGTGCCTAGCCCCACATTAAAGGAAAATGATACCAGCGCATCAAACTGTCCTTGAGTAAGAGCAACAGGACAATAAGTAGCCACGCCTTTCTCAAAGCGAGCAAGGTCTGCCCTAAGTATTGCATCGACTTCCTCCATTGAATATTTACGCATGGCTTCTGCGGGTGGTGTAAACGCATCCCGCTGGTCTA